ATAGCAGTGCGCTTAATATTTATAATACTTCTAAAGGAATTATTTTCAAAGAAGAAAAAGATTATAGACCAACTATTGATACTAAAATAGATACAACTAAAAAATATTATAAAAAGAATCCAGATGAAACCTACTCTATGGTTGAAATTCCAAAAGAGGCTGAAATTTCAAGCTATTATGAATTTATAGAAAAGACTCTTTATCAAATAAGTAAAACTGGATTTGTCACTCCTCAAAAAGAATTCATTACAATATTTGATAATACTATTGATTTTTCAGGAGATACTTTTAGAGTAGATACAAAGAAAGAAGAAAAAGGAATAGATAGAATTCTATTATCTAAAGATGGGATTTCATGCTTTACAGTATTAGATAACGAATTTTCTTCTCAAAAGAGTTATCTTTCTTTTTCTAAAGATAAAGTTTCACTAAAGACAATCACCAGTGGTGAGAAACCGGACATTATCACTGGAGAGCTTTCAGTAGAAGATAACAAAATTACTTCAAATGGAAACTTTTTTGCTCAACGGAATATCCTTTTTGGTAATTCTTTAGAGTATCGAAAAGTAACTGAAGGAAAAACCGAAGTGGGTTACGATTTATATATAAAGACATTTACAGAAACTTCGGTATCTGGCCAATGAAAACTAGGAACTTTGGCTTTGCTTAAGCGTAAAAAGGAGGAAATTATGGCGACAATAGATTATACTTATACTGATGATAGACCTAATATAGTTTATCAAATAACTTGTAATTGTACAAGAAAATCTAATACTCAAATTACATATAGTGGAACCGTAACTTGGAACTTGCGATATTCAGATTCTCATATTGGAACTGGATATGTACTAGAATGCCGAGCAACTTCAAGCACCGGTGGAAACAGTGGATGGATAGCTTTTACTGAATATGAAAATGAGTATTATGGAACCACTAAAAGGTCCTTTAGTTATTCTTTTACTGCTACAAGTAGCTCTGCTGGTGCCTTTGATCGTGTTACTTTTTCTTTTCGTAATAATTCTAATTATGATAGTGGATATAACTCTTTTTCAACCTATACTGATTTCTCAACACCAGCTTTATTATGGACTAATTGTACTGCTCCTTCAAGAGTTTGGTCTCCAGATGCCCTTATTATAAAACCTGGAACCTTATTAGTGAATTGGTCAGGCGCAACTGGCGGAACTGATAATGCTATCAAAAATTATACTGTATATTGGCTACTATCTCCTACAAATGGGGAGCTTCCAACTACAAGTCGGTATAGTGGGAAAAAAACTACATCAGACTCTTCTTGCAGTATTACTATTCCAGAAAGCTATCGAGGTCTATATATTTCTGTAAGAGTTCGATCTAATGCAACTTATAATAGCCCTATAAGTAGTGACTATATTCGTCGTTCTGTGAATAGCTTACCTAATAGTCCTTTAATTTCTACTACTTCAAAAACAATACCTTCAACTCAGACTTCAGTTACTATAACAGACATTTTACCTGGCAATTTAAATTTCGGAAGTAAATCTGGCTCAGTTTACTGGGCCAGAACTTCCGATGGACCAGAAACCTTAGTCGATGAAGGGAAAATTACAGATAACACATTAGGAAACTTAGTTCAAGGAAATAGCAGAGATTATTACTTTTGGACTTACGATGGATTAGAATATAGCTCTTCTCCAACAAAGGTTACAATAACTAAAAATATAAAACCAGCAATGTCAGTAACAGTTAATGCAGAGGAAACAGTTTATTCTAAAGTATCAAATCAAGAAGATAATACAGTATTAGAAATTTTTTCAAATTTTTTATCTGCTAACAAAAATTGTTTTTATGATGTAAAAATCAAAAGATACGTTGCTTCTGGGTCTTCATCTTTGCTATTGACTCTAATAGATAATGAAAAACTAACTGTAGAAGAAACTCCTCTAAATAGAGATATTCGTTCTTTGGGACTACCTGAATGTGAGTATTACTTTGAATTTACCTGTAGAGATGAAATTGAAGTAGGTAATAGTGTGACTACCGGCAGATACGTTTCACCACCTCTTCCGACCTTCTCTAATGATACTACTTATAATAAGTTTTCAGAAAGCAATGTCCCTGGAACCAATTCAACTGATTTTTATCAAGAACTCCGTTTCGTATCATCTCATTATGACAGTTATCTAAATGAAAAAGGAATCTTTAGACTTGATACTGGTAGTAATGAAAGTATTTCTTACACAGTTGCTAAGAAAAAAGACTCAAATACCTCACCAACAAAAATCTTTTATGATGTAACTATAACTTCAGATTTAGTACCTGGCCAGTTTTATGATTTTTTCCCTACTTTCCAACTGGCTGGACTAACAAGTTCCGCTCTGGTATCTCGACGTCGGACTCCTGTATTAGATCCAACTCCTTCCTCTGGAAGCACTTTATATATTAAACCTTTTACAGATGGATGGGATAAAGTAAATAATAAGCCGGCTATTTCTTCTAAAAAAATTAGTATATCTAAGGGAACTTTTACTGATAATGAACTTACTAAGTTTTATAATTATTATAATATTGATAAAAATAGTAAAGAATGGTGGAAATCTGAAATTATAACTCCTGATGGTAAAGAGCTTGATGTTACGAATTTAGTAAAAGGAGGCGCGTTGAATGGAGATTACTATGAGAGGAAATTTGAAATAACTGGTTCAGATTTTTTCACTAAACTTAGTGAAATTTCTAATAAAGCAGGAATTTTGATTTGTACTTTAAAAAATACTATCACAAATAGATTCAAACAAACTATTTCTAAACAATCTTCAATCGTAACTTTAGATTTCAACGAAAATCCTGAAATCATAAGCATATCTAAAACAGCGAACAATACTGAGTATCTTTATGAGGGAGGAACTTTACAACTAGAATATAAATACAGAACTTATTCTACAAATAAAATTAGTTACTCTTATCTTATAGATAGAAAAGATGGCAATGGAGTAGTTACCTATGGAGAGATAGGTACAAACACTGATTCAACTCCCCCAGCATTTGGAACCGGAAGGCTGATTTCAGAAATAGTCAATATCGGAATAGGAGAAATTACTAGTTCAGAACCCTGTCTATTCAATATTAGATTCTATGATGGCGACTTTACTTCTTATAATACCAAATTTAATATTTCTTGCAAAAGAATTCGATTTATCAAGCCTACCATTTCATTCGGAAAAGCCGTCTATAATAAAGAAGGAGCTAATTATAGTGTAAGCTGTCAATATACTATTAGTGACTATGGTTATGATTTAAATCAAAAAACGGCAAAAGTTTTTTCAATCTCTGAGGAGTATTTAGCTCTTAATCTTTCAACAGCAGAAAAGATAGCACTCTCTACAGGAGACGCAGTTTTTCATCCAGATGATGAAATTGTTGATTTCAAAATCGGTAGATTAACCCTAACCACAACGATAACCTATAATGGCTACCCTATTACAAAAGTCTCTACCTCAAACGACCTTATAATCTATGGCATTACTCCAACTGTTGCCTATCGCCAAAATCACTTAGGAATAAATACTTCTACTCTTCAAGATGATTCAATACTAACAATCGCCCCAACATCAGGAAGAAATATTATTTATCTTCAAAAAGTTGGTTCTGCTGATACCACATTCAAAATAAACCTAGCGACTGGCGCCTTGGAAGGTTTTATTTTCAATATTGACTGTGGCGAAATCAAATAATCAAAAACTTGACTTCTTTCTAATTTTATTATATAATAAAATCAAAAGGAGGCAGATTTATGAAAATTACAATTTACCAACTAATTTCAACTTTAAATATTGAAAAAGAGCTTTTACCCCAAAAGCTTCCGATTCGTACCGCCTACAATCTCTCAAAAATCTTCGCACGGGCGCGCGAGGAATTAGAATTCTATCAAGAAAAATTCAAAGAAATTATAACTCAGTACGGCGAAAAGGATGAAAATGGAAATCTTGTCTTTCTAGAAAATGAAAATGTTTCCATTCCAAAGGATAAGATAGAAGAATGTCAAAAAGAGATTACTGACCTTCAAAATCTAGAACTAGAAATTCCAGATTATTCTATTTCTCTAGACAGTTTAGAAGCTGTAAAGATTTCCCTTGATGAAATTTCTGTATTACTACCATTTATTTATGAAAAATAAATAAAAGCTAAGCCTACTTTTGATTGGTTGTTAGAACTTATCAAGAGTAGGCTCTTTTTATTTTGGAGTAAGAATTTTCTAATTACTTATAAATAGAGGAGAAAAAGGAGGGATAAAATGGCAGGATATAATCCATATGCTACAAATTCATATCAGGGAACTCAAATGTTCCCGCAACCTCAAGGAAATGTTTATACTCTAAATAACTCAATGGAAATTGCTAATATACCCGTTAGTGGTGGTATTTCAGTTGGAATCTGTCCAAGTGAAAATCTTATGTATATAAAAGCTATGGTCAATGGCGCGCCATCTTTAATGGTATATACAATTACTCCTTGTGAAACGAAACAAAACTTACAAAATGATGAAGTTTCTTCAAGACTAGAAAGACTTGAAGGCCAAATCGAAGAAATCAAAAAGCTACTAAGCGGAGGAGGTAAACTGAAGAATGAACTCTAATATGTTATCAGCTTTGATGAATATGGGTCACAGCCAACCCCAAAATCCAACTCAAATAACTCCTCCAATTGATCCCGAAAAGATGAAACAAATGATACCAAATTTGACAAAAGAAAACCTTGTCCAATTAGTTCAACGGGCTCGTTTGCAAGGAATACCCGAAGACCAAATCGAACAAGGTCTCAACTTTATATTAAGTTTAAAATAACTTTTGCGTCCGTAGCTTAGCATTCTCTAAACTCATCCAAGTAAAGCCTTCTTGTTGTGCCGTAAATAATACCACTAACCTAACCTTCAACAATGCTGGTTTAGCTGCGACTTTCACTAATGTAAATGTTGTAATAACTAAAATAGCATAAGGAGGCATAATTATGGTAAAATTTAAAGCATTATATAAGGGAATGAACGACGATTTAAAAGATGCAGAAATGATGATTGACTATGCTTGTGAAATCAGTAAACACGAAGAAGACAAAGCTTTGGCAGATGAAATCGCAAAATATGCCCAATACCGACTAGAGCATTTCATGAATTTCCATAAACTATTTGAAACTGAAGCTTCTAAAGAAAAGATTGTAGACAAAGAAACTGTTTCAGAATGTATGTGGTATGAAACCCATGAAATGTTCCAGCATTGGTATGATGATATTGAACGAAAAATAAAGAAATATTCCTAACTATAAGAGAGGAGGGGCTTTATTGCTCTCCTCTCTTTTATTCCCAATTTACGACTTCAACTTTTTTATAACAAGTTTCACTTATATATTTTCCGATTCCGACAGCATCCGCTTCATCTTCAGTAAGGCTTACATCAAACCAATCCTTTGCAAGCTGACGCATTGAACGCTTTTTGTCAGATCTTGAACGTCCCTTCACTCCACAATGCGCACGCCACGTATTTGTTGGCGCAATTTTGAAAGGAACTCCCAAATCAAAACAAGTCTCCATCAGAATTCCCTGAAGACGGGCTAGAGTCTCAAAAGTAGTCACACCCATTTTCTCTTGATACTGAATACCTTCAATTCCAACAAAATCTATACTAAAAGTTTTTATAATTGAAACTAGCCATTCTTTTATGATGTGGTCTCTAGCAATTTCTTCTAAATCGGTGGAAGCACTAAAAACACCATATTTGATAAGCTTTTTATCATCATAGATTGAAAAGCCAGAAACTTTTGTTGCTTGGTCTAACCCTAATACCCTAAAGGTGTCTTTCTTTTTGGGAATAGCTTTCAAAGTGGAAGAAACTAGTGGATTTTCTTTACATAAGGGGCAGTCGCGCCGAGTACGAATTTTTTTCCAAGGAGCGAAAACATGGTGTCCTTCATTGCAGGTATATTCGAGAATTTCGTCTAAATTATGATATTCGGTAGAAACTAAATTCCATCCATCTTTAGACAATTCTGTTTTTATATCTTCTATTTGAATTTTTGCCAATTTCACCCACTTCCTATTATTTTAGTCCAGTAGAACCGAAGCCTCCACCAGCCCTTTCTGTATCTTCCATAACTTTATCTACTAGATAGAAATTAGCTTTGGGAACTTCAGCGAGGACTAACTGGGCAAATTTCTCACCCTTATGAATGTAATGGTCCTCGCCGTGTAGAATAGAAGTAATAATAGGATGACCACCATTATCGAATTCATAAGTAATATCTTGAATAGGTGCTTCTACATTTTCAACAATAACACAGACTTCTCCACGGAACCCTGCGTCAATAGTTGCGGGAGTATTCGCGACTCTTAGCTTTGTCTTTAGGCAACGGCCACTCTTAGGACGAATCTGTAGTTCATAACCATTAGGAATAGCGAACTTCAAACCGGTAGGAATTAGTTTTGTCTCTCCGGGATGGATAGTATAATCTTCTAATGCATATAAATCCATTCCACTATCATCTATATGCGCATATTCAGGCATCCGAGCTCCTTCTCGGCACTTCTCATAAGGAATTTGGATATATTTTTTAGCGATTCCTTGAGTTTCACTTATACAATTAGCTAACCCATTAGCTAGTTGTTTCAGAAAATCTTTCTTTTGAGCAGAGAAGCCTTCTAATGTATCAATCTTTTGACCTAGTTGGGCAAAATTTTGAATCATATCCTCAACAGTGGCTCCATTAGCATTTATCGCTTGAGCAAAAAGCAAACGAGTATTTGCATTATTCAAACTTCGTAAGTAGCTATCTAAAATACCAGGAGCTAACAAAGCAAAATTATCTTCGGGAAGGTCTAGTAATTCACCAATTGCTTCAAGTGTATCCTCTTTACCAGAAATCTCTCCCATTATAGAAGATAATTGATGAATATCTTCTTTAGTAACTTTCTCTTGAGTAGAAAAATCAAATATCTCAGCCATCTAATTCCTCCCATAACTCTCCAAAAATTTCAGTTATCTTGACTAGCCATAACTCACCGATAATCTCACCTTTTGCCTTTTTCGTCTTATAAGTATATCCTGCCGATCCAATGGTAAATCCTTTTTCACGAGCATCTTTTCGATAGTCTTCAATTACTTGCTTGGCTTCTTCTTCTGTAAAACAGATAATTTCTGTTGTTTCTTTATAAGTTCTCATATATTCTCCTTAGTCTTTTACATCAGTAGTTATAGAAGTAAGATTATTTTTATCAATTGATGTTGATGAATTGCTTGCAGTAATTGTAGAATAAGAGTAAGGTGTGGTTGTAATATTGGAACCATAAGAAATAGTATAACTATCCACCTTGCCCTCATTATAAACCTCATTTAGTAATTTTTGAAGCTCTTCTTTCGTAAATTCTATCTTACCTCTTTCATTGGGAGAAAAAACTCTAATTTTAATCATTATTATTCTCCTTTTGCGTCAATTCCATAAATCTTGGTAGCGTTTCAATCCAATCACAAATCATTTGCCAATCAGGTAGGCGATGATGACGTCGTTGTTGATAAATTGTTTTTAGTTGTTGATAGTTTGTTGTCATTCCGGCTGTTAGCTCAAAACCCATTGGAATATTATAAAGAATTTCAAGATACTTTTCATTCATAAGTTTATGAGTTTCTTCTGTTTTTTCCTCTAAAGAAGATAATCTATTATATTCATCAATTTTTTCTTGACAAATATCAATAATTCTTCTATCAACATAAGTATTACATTGTTTATTTAGAGAAAATTTAGTAATTTTGTGCATTTTTGAACAAGAACTAATAAAATCACAAAAATGATAACGCTCAATTTGCATCCAAGCATTTTGGCTAATTGTCAAGTCAAATTGAACGATAATCCCTTTTAGAGCATTATCATGTCCTTGTCCAGTTGGACAAGTAAGACAAGCTCTAATACCAGGAGTAAGCTCACTATTCAATTTTTCAATATTAACAGCCTTTGGATATTTAGCAGTTTTAATTGCTCGTTCAAGGCCATATACTTCAGTATTTTCAATCTTCAAATATATCTCTCCTTTACAAAATCTCCATCTTCATCTATATAATAAACATTCTTGATACCCAAATTTTTTATAAGCCTACTACAAGCAGGACAAGGTTTACTACAAGCCCTTTCTCCTGTTTTGAGTTCTCTAAAAGTAAAAATAGAGACTTTTTCCCATTTTATTTCTTTTCCGATCAAAGGAGATAGAGCAGAAATCTCTGCGTGTTCGCAAGAATTGGAATTTTTATAGTCCTCAAAATTACGATACTTATTATAGTAAAATTGGAGAGGACGAGTTTTTGTAGAATTACAAGAAGCAGATAAAACTCTCTTCCCACTAACAACCACTGCGCCGACTCTTGCTCTATCAAAATTAGAAAGCCGACACATTTGTTTAGCGATATTGAAGAAACTTTTTTCTCTATGGGTCATTCTATCAACTCATCCTTTCTTTTTACTATAATAAGTATATCATAAAATTATTCTTTTTTCAAATTTTTCCTTTTATCCAACTCTTTTATAATTTGGTCTATTCGGCGCGCGCACTCTCTAAATTCAACCGATGTCCACCCTTTTGTAGTCATAGCTGGTGTTCCAATTCGTAAACCAGAAGCTTCCATTGGACTTCGATTTTCATTAGGAATACAGTTTTTATTTAGAGTAATGTTATGCCTATCGAGTTCTTCTTGAACTTCGCGCCCTGTAAGATTGGGATGGTTATAAGTGAGGTCAATTAGGAATAGGTGATTATCTGTTCCTCCACTTATGATTTTATATCCAAGGCTCTGGAATTCATTACACATCGCTTTGGAATTCCAAACTACTTGATTAGCATAATCTCTAAATTCAGGAGCCAGGGCCTCTTCAGCGCAAACTGCTTTTCCTGCGATGACGTGCATCAAAGGTCCTCCTTGGTTCCCAGGAAAGACAGCACCATCTATCTTTTTTGCCAGTTCTGGCTTACAAAAGATTAGTCCGCCCCGTGGTCCGCGCAGAGTCTTATGAACAGTAGTAGTAATAATATCAGCCAAACCAAAAGGAGAAGGATGACATCCACCGGCTATCAATCCTGCAATATGTGCCATGTCAACCATAAAATATGGTCGATAATTATCATTTCTTTCAATCATCCCTTCAAGTTGAATCGCATCAATTATTTCTTTCATTCTCTTGAAATCAATAATGCGACTATAAGCACTCGCGCCAGCTAAGACTAGTTGTGGATGGTAAAAACGAATTTTTTGTTCAAAATCCTCATAATCAATAAATCCATTTTTATCTACTCCATACTCAATATGATTGAAAATTTTACCACTAATATTGACAGGAGAACAATGTGATAAGTGGCCTCCATTCGCCAAGGACATAGAAAGAATTGTATCTCCTGGTTTTAGAACTGCCATATATGCTGAAATATTAGCTTGTGTTCCACTGTGAGGTTGAACATTTACATGATAGTCAGTATTGAAAACTTCTCTCCACTTATTACAACAATATTCCTCTATTTGGTCTACTACTTGACATCCACCATAATAGCGTCCTTGACGTCCAGAATATCGTGAACATTCAGGATATCCCTCAGCGTATTTAGCTGTAAGACAAGAAGCCATAGTAGCTCGAACTGCATCACTAGGATAATTTTCACTAGCGATGAGCTCGATATTTTTTTGTTGGCGTTCTGCTTCAATTCTAATTAGATTAGCTACCGTTGGAGAATGGTCATTTACAAAATTATAAACAGTGTAGTCTAAAGAACTCAATCTTCTTCCTCCTTTGCTTCTAGGTATCCTCTCATATGTTCGTCTTTTAGGGCTTGCTGGATATTTTTCCAAGCATCTGGAAAAAGAGAACCAATCAAAAAACTAAAACTAATTTCTTCGCCATCAAAATTTTCAATAACTTTTGAAATTTTTTGAAAACGCTCTTTTGAAACTGTCATTTCCATAATCAATTCTCCTTATCCACATCTGCTCCAACCACAAGATTTACATATGACGCACCCGCCCTCTTGTATAAGCTCAGAACCGCACTCTGGACATTTAGCGCCATTATCAGCCTCTGGATTGGATGAGGGTATGCTCTCAGAGCTTGGTATTTGAGAATTGGAATTTGCCAAGGCAATAATTGAATTCCCTTTTTCAATTCTTTCTTTCATCTCTCTCCACATTTCCATAAGAGCATTACCTACTGCCATAGGACAACAGGCGCCTTTTGAGGTATCATGCTTTGTGGCGGTCCGAGAGGCATAACTTGGACAGGCGCCAGTGCTTTGAAGCTGGTCGGCAATATCTTCAATCTTTACGCCACCTCGACAAGCTAGGGAAATCATTCGAGAAAGACCAACCATAAAGTTAGCACATCCGCCAGTACTTCCTTTATTTAGATAAATCTCCATCAAGTCGCCTGTCTGGGGGTCAAACCAAGCAGTACAATGGAGAGAACCACAACCAGTAGTTAAACGTCGTTTCATTCCAATTAGATTATCAGAACAGCTAATGATTTCTCCACGAGATAGACCTTTTTCCTCTTCTTTTTCTTGAGAGTTGTTAGTTGTTAGAATCCCAAGTCGCTTACAGCCATTTCTAAAAACAGTAATACCTTTTAGTCCTTCTTTCCATGCATTTAGATAAATCTCTTCAACATCCTCAATAGTTGCTTCTTCTGGAAGATTTACTGTGCTACTAATAGAGGCGTCAATGTGTTTTTGCCATACTCCTTGCATTAGCACTCTATTTAAAGGAGAAATTGTTGATGAAGTGCAAAACCAATTAGGAAGCTCAGTTTCATCTTTTATTCCATGTTCATCCATATATTCTTTTACGATTGGAGTATATACTTTATAGTATTCATCATGACCATGAAGAGATTCAGTTTTTCGAGTATAGGAATTAGCAAAAATTGGTTCAATCCCTCCACTAATTCCCAACATTGTAGAAATAGTGCCAGTCGGCGCGATTGTTAGCAATTGACTATTACGAAGTCCATAAGCCTCTATTACTTCTCTTGTGCTTTCACAAGTATTATTTTTTAGGAACTCACTTTTTTGGACACAAGATTTATAATTGTTATAAGAGCCAGCGTGTCCGGCAAGAAAAGCTGAAGTATATAAAGCCTGGTCGGCCATTACCAAGCCAATTTCTTCACATAACTTTCGGGCCTGTTCTGAATTATAAGGAAGCTCCATTTTTATAAGCATATCAGCCAGACCCATAATTCCAAGACCTATTTGACGCCAATCTGCTACTGATTGCCTTTGTTCTTCTAATGGATGCAAAGAAAGTCCTTCTTCCAGTACTTCATTTAGATAGATGACACCATTAGCTACCGTTTCACTAAAATCATCAAAATCAAACTCTTTATCTTTTACAAAAGCAGAGAGATTTATACTTGACAAGAGACAAGACCCTCCCGCAGGAAGAGGCTCCTCCGCACAGGGGTTGACTCCTGCATATTCAAAAGTATCATCAAACTCAAGTAGATTATAATTGGAAATAGTATCCCAAAAAAGAATTCCAGGTTCTCCCCAATCCCAATTATTTTTACATAACTTCTCAAAAATCTCTCTAGCTCTAGCTGTCTTTGTAATAGTTTCGTTAGTTTCTGGACGGGTAAAGGACATTGTCCAGTCCTTATCATTGATTACGGCTTCCATAAAATCATCAGTTACTCGAACAGAAATATTTGCTTTGGTAACAGCATCCGGAGAGGTCTTTGCATCAATAAAGTCCAAAAGGTCGGGATGATGACAGTCCAAACTAATCATCAATGCTCCGCGCCGGCCTGCTTGACCAATCTCTTCGGTCGTTTGACTATATCCCTGCATAAAGCTTACTGCGCCGGTAGTTTGTTCTGCTTGATTATGAACCTTTGCACCTGCGGGGGCTAATTTAGAAAGGTCAATTCCACAGCCACCACCGTAAGAATAAGTTCGGGCTAGTTTCTTGCGACTTTCAAAAATAGATTCAATATTATCTTCTGGAGGAGTAATAACATAACAGTTACTATAAGTTACTCGCGTATCAGTGATTCCCCGATTGCTAAGAATTCGTCCGCCGGGAATGAACTTTTTTTCAATAATTAGTGCTTTTATTGCTTCATTATTTCCACTAACTCTATCTAGCCATTCGTCAAAAGTTTCGTTATTCTTTTTATACTTTCGATTCCATATATCTATACCCAAGCTATTATCTTTTCCTAGCCATTGTTCTACTGTCATTTACTTTCCTCCATATCACAAAACTCACAATATCCTCCAACAAAATGATGTTGGCATTGAGATTGATAGTTTTTATTCTCTCGCAAAAGGCGCGCGACCTCATTATTTAGAGTGAACTGATTAGGCGTGAGAAGCGTATTGATAAGTTGATTATTCAAATCAATAGCTTTCCGAATTTCAATTTGAGTCATTTATAATTTTCCTCCCATCAAAAATTACTTTTCTCCATTCATAAAACATTCTAAAGGCTTCATAGTTATTGAATCTAACATATTGAAAAGCATCTCTGGCTTCTTGTGTAGAAGGCCATCTTCGTTGATATTTTGCTCGCCAGCATTTCCAAGGGTCTTGATGTTTAGCTATCCATTTGCAATAATCAACAATTCTGTCTGCTTTATAATTATAGTATTTTGACCTTATAAACCAATTCAAGACTTCAAAAAGATTTTGTAATTCAGGAGTTGTGATTAGTGTATCATCATATACAAGTGAAATTTTTATCCAATGTCTATGGAAAAATAGAACTTGAGGAATAATTAAGGGTAAACGATTCATTAAAAAGTCATTCTCATCCTTGCATCCCTCGTCAACTTTATAAGACATTTGGCTTGTTCCTAAATCCCATAAATATCTCATTTTGTCACATAGGGCGTCATCCATAAAATTGTTATATTGTATTCCAAAAACATCTTCCATAATAGGTAGTCGTAACCATTTTAGTAGTTCTTCCTCTGAAGATACTTGTATAGGAAATTTAGTTCCAAGTGAATATGGTTTTACAGTATTGCTGTTCAAATTATTTCGAGAATACAACCACTCTTTTATGAAATCATAAGCACCATCAATGGCATCTACATCGTAATCATGAAGAATGAGGCATCTTGTATTTTGAAACATATAGTCCTCTTTTTTTAGCCAAGGGTCTATATTTTTCCCATCAATTGAAAGACGAATATGCGCGCTCCATAAAATTCTCTTGAATAGGCGGGCGTCATCTTTTATACGACAAAAATTAGGAGAATGACGCTCATAGATTGAAAAATCAGGAATAGTTTGTTCAATTTCAAGAGGAAGAGGTTTGTATGGACCTGGTTGTATCGCACGTCCTCCAAGAATTATCTTATCATCAAATAATTCTCGTGGATAAATTCCATCATCATAATCTTTTCTTACATAAAGAGTAGAGAAACGTTCTGGCGCCAACTCTGGTGCCAGAACAGAAATTTCTCTTTTTTTCTTATGATAAGCACAAAGCTTCGCGCACTCAAGATTGGGGAGGACATTTTGGTAAGTAAAGAAATCGTAATCATGTACCCCAATTATTCCCATTACTGTTCAATCCTCCCTTGACTTTCTACTGTGCCATCTTCATTTATTTTTGTGATTAGTTCAATGCCATGATAAGGAGTATTTTTGTACTTTTTCATGACGAACTCGTTCTCTCTTCTGATGCCTGTGATAATGATTTTGTTTCCTCTACTGAAGATACTTTTCTCAATGACGTGTTTTTTGCCATCGGCGCCTCGTTCGCTAATTTGCTTGTCATAATAAGAAAAGACTTCACCAAAAACTCTTACATTTACAACGCCCTCTCTAGTCAAAACAGTTACCATTTTTTTACCCTTATCTCTATCAAGGACAGTGCCACAAATGCGATGAATCTTGAAAAGTGGGATTTTCTTTCCTTTTATTTCAATTATTCTATCAATTTCAGGCTGTTCGCTTAGTTCAAAGAAATTGGAGAAACCGCATAGCCGATAATTGACATCTTGAAGTTCGTGCTGATGGAAATAACAAGAAACACTATCCATCTCCCATTTACTAATAGAACCAAGACAGTATTTATTCCAAACATCAGACATTAGCCTATTATTTACTTCATTTAATAATAATTGGCTATTATCTTTTATAAAAGGACGGATAATATCCATCTGAGCCTTATAAATTTTATCCCACTTGGTTTGAAGAATCGCAAACCCGCTTTCAGTATCATAAGGTTCTAGAAAGTCAACATCGAAGTTCTTTTCGTAAAAGTTCATTGCGATGTTATCTAATCCATAATATTGAGTCCCTATCTTCATCTTCTTTAGATATTTATTGAAATTGAAGACTCGTCTTTGAAGGCCGTACTCATCAGGAATCAAACCAAAATCAATCAACATCTTCATATTTTGGAGAGTTATCCGCTTTTTCGTATCACTGATTTCCGATACATAATATCGCATCAAGTCCTCTCTCTTGCCAAATTCATCAAAGGCACCAGCTTTTATAAGATTTATCATTTGAGGCTTATTGATTTTTACTTTTGAGAGAAAATCATCAATTGAGGAGTAAGGACGATTTTCGATTATGGATTTTACAATATCTTCGCCTACTTTTACAATTCCGCTCATACCAAAACGAATTATCGATTTTTCTACATCGGGAGAGAAGGTATAAGTAGATTTATTTATATCCGGCGGCGCGACATCAATTCCTGACATCTTCATTTTTCCAATGGCAGAACTAATTTTTCCATAATTTGTAGTTTTAGCTTTTTTCTTTTTCTTTTTTTCTTTTATGACTTCTTCATCATCTTCATCATCATCGTTATTATCCTCAAATTCTTCTACACAATCAACATAAGTTTCTTCAATAGTATCGTCTTCCTCATCTTCTTCTGCTCCTTCGTTTCCTCCACTGTCACTAATAAGACAAGCACAATTCCAAAAAATAATCGGAAAGCAATAAGCCAGATTCATTTCTTGAAGAGCGATTAGTGAGTAAGCTAAGGTATGCGATGCATTAAAGCCATAACCTTTACTCATACAAACTAATACATTCCAAACATACTTACAAAATTTCTCATCCAATCCTTTTTCTTTTATAACCCTAAAATATTCATCTTGTAGTTCAAGGAAAGCTTTAGGATTTTTCTTTGCGATAGATTTTCTTAGTTTATCTGCCCATGTAAGGTTGAAACCTCCACATTCAGGCAATTGAACTAACTCCATAACACTTAACCTAATGATTTCTCATTAGAGTAGACTATTTTTTATTACCTCACTCGAGGTAAAACACCCATTTCAAATTGCGTATCAATAGCAATCTTACTCTCCGGAATGGAGATAGTCGTTACAGGATTATATTATTTTCGTATGGGATAAACAAGATTTTTTTGCTTGTGGGTTTTACCAGTATTGACTCTACTTACCCATGCAATAGAAGTCCCCAGTTGGTTAGCTATGAAACCATTGGATTTACCCTGTTTTAATAATTGGATACAAGTTTCTATCTTATCAGAGTAGTCTTTTGGGTCTTTTCTAATAGGATACTTGATTCCCTCTTGGGGATAGTTCTTTCCAACATTTATCATAGAAACCTGACTTTCACCCCAACCAACCCTTCTACCAATTTCTTTAAAAGACAAGATAGTGTTTTGAAGTAGTTGAATAACTTTATTTGCCCTCTGACAATTGATTTCAGCCTCACTGGGTCGAATCGGGTAGGTTAACCCATAATAGTTCCAAGTATGGCCATTATTAATGTTATTTACAATTGCGTAGGTTACTTTATATTTCTTTACTATTGCCGGTTTCGGCAAAGCGAGATTCGCCAAATCTTCTTGTATCATTCTCGCAGTCTCTTCTGAGATTTTCGCTTGAGAATGATTTTCTTTTTGCTGATTAGGCAAGTAGCCTCCGCCTTCGCAGATATTGTATCCATAAGGTTTGTAGGAATGATAGTGGTCAATCCAATATCTCTCTCTTTCATTCGGGATATCGGTTTCTTCCAAAACCTCAAATTCAAAATTCTCGATACCGTATTTCTTAATGGCTCGCTCAATGAGACTGGTTTGATAAGAATGTCCATACAAATGCTCGCTAAACCTGCGCCGAACATCATTCGTCTGGCCAATGTAGACCTTATGGTTTACTTTATTCTCATACTTGTAAATAAACTTTTTCATTTTTTCACCTCCTTTTTACCTTAATTATTTAACCCACTTGAAAATAATAATTTCCCACGAGGTTCCCACCGACATTACTCGCTGAGGGTTTCTCGTTAGCCACTTATGTGACCCCGCCGATAAGCGGAAAAGGTGTTATAAGCCTATATTTGACTTTTCTTGGGATTCACAGATACCATAAGAAATCTTTACTACTGGTTCAAGAATTTTCATTTCTTCTTTTGTAAGACCGTAATTCTCCATTTCTTTATACCACAAAGAAATATCATTTTTGAAACGAGCAAACTTATTTAGAGGTTGCTCGGCTCCTTTTTCTTGAGCCATCAAACGAATTACAGAGTTCAAAACAGCTAAATCATCTACTGATTGAGGGTGAGTCAGCGCAATGCCATTAATTCCACTTTGCTTTTCCATTTGAAATAAACTGGTGATTTTGTGGTCCCATACCATTTTCCACATATCCTGCGCCGTCCGCTCCAAATTGTAAATACCAATGACGCTTTCATAGGTTTCTTTTAGAGTATCTCTTTTTTTGACATATCCATAATCAACTAATAAATCTAAGCAATTATGAATTTTATCTAATGCTTCTACTGATAACAAGTCATACTTGATAAGCGACACATCCTCACACGCATGGAGGTCAAAAGCTGTAATGATAGTTCCATCTGGCGCGCGCATTAGTCCGGTTGAATTGGTAAAAGGCTCATCTACAAAGATTACTCCGCCGGCATGGATTCCGTACCCACAAATTAATCCCTCAATTTTTTGGGCGACTTCCCAAACTTCGGGATAGTTTTCGGTCATTTCGTATACGAATTGTTTGATTGGTTTCCAATCATTTTCGGTATCACCATACATACATTGAGATAAAGTTCGTAATAATCCTCGGTCAGAGGGTATCAACGAGGCTAAGTATGAGGCAATATCAACATCTATCCCTAGACCACGACAGGCTGTAAGGATTGCTGATTTAGATTTTTCTTGACGAAAAGTCGCAACATTTGAAACTCGATTATCTCCATATACCTTTCGTAAATGGTTTAGGACCTCTGCGCGCCGGCCACCCTCAATATCTACATCTACGTCAAGTACCGAAACTCGATCTGGATTTAGGAATCTCCATCTGAAAGTCTTAGTAGTTTCTTGCAGAGGATTGATTTGAGTTATATTCAAAAGATAAAGTAGGATAAAGCCTACTCCAGAACCTCTTCCTGGCCCGACTAATGTACCAGCTTTCCAACATTCCTCAATAATTCTTTGAAGATTTAGGTAATAAGCCGACCAATGGGCTTTGTTTACATTAGAAGAAACCCAAGTCATTTCAAGGCAGGCGTTGACTTCATCCCAAGTCTTTTGATTCCACAATTCTTGAGGCCCATCTTCTAGTGCCTCAACAATCATACAAGCCAAAACTTGGTCTCCAACATAATCAGACTCCATAAATGTTTTCAGATAAGAAATTCTTTCTATCCAACAATTCTGAACATATTTAATTTTAGATTCTTTCCAAGGGAGTTGTGGAATATATAAAGGCTTTAGGAGACTATAATCCTCACACATATCCTTTATTTTTAGGATATTCCTATATGCTATTTGTAACTGCTCTTGTGAGAAATATCCAAAATAACTTTCAAGCTCTTCTGTATCCATTAGATAAGTTGTAGCGTAGAAATCATCAACCTCTCTATCACCATTTTGAGCATTTAGATAAGCCTTATGAATCGCTCTGTCTTCTTTTTTGAGGTAATGAGTATCTGTTGTGATAATATAAGGAATTTCAAACTCATTTGATAATTCAAAAAGTTTTTTATTGACATAAATTTGTTCCTTATTATTACTGGGTTGCATTTCAAAAAAGAAATTTCCATGACCAAACAAATTATCCATTTGGCTTATCCAGTTATAAATTTTTGGCATCAACTCTGGGTTATCTTTTGCTTTTAGAAGCTGAGTAGGGAGACACCCTCCGAGACAGGCCGTCGAGCCAATTACATGGCCAGGATTCGCCCCAATAATTTCAAATAAGTCATTATAATAAGTCGGAACTCGACGCATCCCTCGCGCCATATAACTTCTCAACCAAGCACGAGTAGAAATTTCACGAATCTGCTTATGGCCAATGGCATCTTTGGCCAGCAAAATAAAGTGATAATATTTGTCCTGTCCAGCTTTATAATTAGAAGCGTTTAGTCCATTCCGACAAAGGTAAATTTCGTTTCCTTGAATGACTTTGAAGTTAGGATGGTTTTCTTTTATCTTTTTATAATATTTTTCAACTCTAACAGCTCCAGAGATACAATCATGGTTAGTAATGGCTACTACTTCATGTCCCAGTTCAATAGCATAGTCAATCAAATCTTCAACTTTTATGATACAGTCGCGTAGTCGAAGATTTGAGAACTCATCGTGGTTATGTAACGAACCCGGATATGAGATTCTTTCACTCATTTACAAACCTCCTTTTTATTTTCTATATATATTATATACTAAATTCCAAAAAATTTCAACTATTATAATAAAAAAGCCTTTCAATTGTTTCTGTCAATTTCTGTATATCTGGTTCCTTACCTAGATCTACTTCAATTACATGGCTATAATCCAATTCTTTTTCTTTGTTGAATGAATTTTCGGAAACAACTTTTATTGGTGTTTTAATATTAGTTGGAATTATATATATTAAATTATCATCAAAAGGAAAATCTTCCATCTTGAACCTCCATATCCACTATGAAAATTTGAGGCAATTCTTGCCCCAGCCAAGTGTTGATATTAGGTCTACCAACTAAGGTAATTTCCATTTCATTTGAAAAACTTTTTAGTTCTTCTATCAAATCTTTTGCTCTGAACTTAATATAGGTAATTCCATTTTTCTCAATTCGTAATGTATCTTTATTTTTCCCTATAACTTTTATCTCATTAGGCGAAATTACTAAATTAGTAATAGCTATCATAGCTTCAGGATTTTGCTGTCCAAATACTTGCTCATACGGCGCGACATCAAGAATTATGGTTTCTATATCTTTATCACTAGCTTTTCTAATAAAATTTACATCATAAATATTTTCTCCAAAATCAATTTTGGAAAGTTCTTTATTCGCTATTTCATGAAGTTTTGAAAGATTCTTGTCAGAAACGCTAACTCCGAATGCTTGGTCGTGGCCCAGCGTATATTCAAAAAGACCCGTCTCCGATAGAAATTCTTTGAAAGAAGTTAGTTCCGTATTACTTGGTGCGCGAGCACTACCTCTGTCATAGCCTTCGAAATTCCGTCTGGCCAGTATGGTAGGTTTATGATATTTCGCTGATAAAACCATAGCCACAAGTCCATTTAGCTCAGCAGGAAATTCATCATCATCATCAAGTCTTACAAATAAAATCTGATTTTCCAACAAATCTTGCTTGAAGATTTTTACTTCTAATTCTTGGACTATCTTCTCTTTCATCTTATCTTGGTGAGCTTTTGCATTTGTGCATTCACGCGCGCTCTCTATACAAAGTCTCTCCATTGTTCCTTTAGCTCCACGCTTGTGGCACTCTACCATTTCATCTGGTTCAATAAAACTACGATAAAGTCGATATTTTTCTTCCATTGACCCTACTCGAATCATAGCATTTATAAGAGGAACAATATAAAAAGCAACAGTTGTTGGGTTTATTTTCCCACCCATTGAATAGTCCTGTTTATCTAATAGAACTCGTAGCATTGTATTCTTGATATTTTGAAAACCAGTTTGAACCAAATATTGATTTTCATATTCAAGCATACTCATCATATCTCCAACTAATGAGATTGCACAAAGGTCAATATAGTCATAAGCCCAGTCTCTCAAAAAATAGTCATCTAGGGCTCGGCAAAATTGCCAAACAACGCCTCCACCGCAAAGATTTTTATTTTTATAATTTTTAGAAGTTTGATTATTTATAAGTATCATATTGGGTGGAATTTCACTTTCAGGTTCTTTTATATGGTGGTCTAAAACAAGAACTGGACAGGTAAAATCTTTTATATACTGTCCATCATTTGTGGCACTATCTGGCGTGATAATAAGGCTCCATTCTTTTTCCTCTAGCTGGTCCATCATATCAGAAAAACCATGCTGTTTTCCCTCATGAATAAAAAATTCGATTTCTTTATCTGGATTTAATCTTTTTAGATATTGATAAATTATAGCAAAAGAACAAATTCCATCGCAATCGCAATCTGCAATAATGGCATAAGGCTTTTTATCAGAAATCGTCTTTTCAATAGCCTTTATTCCCATCTGATAATTATCCAAATCTTCAAAACTTTGTAAGCATTCTTTCGTTGGATGAAGAAAGGTTTGAACGTCCTGAATACCTCGCGCGCGAAGTAAGTTCTTTCCATAGTCTTCTTTTATCTCTTGATTTACTAGTCGATATTTCACTTCACAATTACTCTCCTTTTCAATAGCTCTTCAAATTTTTCTTGTCCCTCATCTACCGGAGAGTCCTTCTTTTTCGTAAGATTTTCTCTATCATAGATAAAAGAAAAATTTGAATAATTTTTATATTTACTACACATTTTCCACAATTTTTGAAAATAGTCTTCGCTTCCAGGCTTTTCTTCATTATCAAAGCAGATAACAATTTCTTTTGGTTGGGCATAACGCATCAAAATATCAAGTTGATATTTATTGAATTGACTTCCACAAGAAGCAACTGAACAATTAGGAAATGAAAAATTTTCACACATAAGAACGCTTTTCTCTGCTTCAAAGACATAACAAATTCCATAGCGTTTGATATTTTCCAAATTTTTATCTAAACCATAGAGATTCAAACTTAATGGATGAGAATACCATTTACCCTCAATTTGAACTGGCATATACTTTCCTACGTTTTCCACTTCCCATTGATTAAGCGCGCGTCCTCTAATTCCAACTAATCCGCCCCTAACATTATAATGAGGAATTATGATTTTATTTTGACCAATAGAAAAACGAATATTGAATTTATCCATAGCCTTATGAGAAATTCCTTCCTCTTCCCAATCAGCAGGATACTCCTTTATGAAAACATCCAAGATACCTTTCTCATAAGTTGGAAGCTCTCGTCTTTCTTTTTTGGGCATAAACTCATTTCTTTTTGACTTATAGCTTTCATTGATTTCTGTGTCAGTAAATCTTTTCTCACCATAACTCCGAACAAATTCTAAAACATCTTCATGCCAATCATAAGTGATTCCTCTCGTTTCATAATAATGTTCAATAAAACGAAAGATATTCTGCGCGCCACATTCACTATAGCACATAAAAATATGAGTATTTTTATAATAATAAAGCTTCCAAGATGCTTCATCTAAATTAGTATTATGACACGCAGTTTTGCATAAAAGGAAATCTCCCTTATCTTGCCAAGGAATCTCCAATTTATCCAAAATTTTCTCTACTATTTCATCAGTAAGATTTTCAATTATTTCTCTATAATCCAAAGAAATCTCCCTTCTTACTTATTTATCTCCTCTAAGAATTTTTGTTCTTTTTCATCTAATTCCCATTCAACCTTTTGCTGAGTATCATAAAAATCAAGAATAGGATTCATCCTATCATCAGTTACAAATAGATCGGTAAGTCTTAGTGTCCCTGTATTGAAATAACTCCAAATACGAACTTGAGTCCAACGACCCGATCGGACTTTGAATACATCAAAGACTCGATTCGGGATTATACCACCCATCAAATTTCCATCTTTTTGAAGTATATCTATTTCATCTTTTGTAGGTCGTGCGCCGATTATACCATTATCTGCTTTATTGATTGTCGCTCGGCCACCAGCTAAACTCGCTTCATTTCGTATCTCTGAATTATCATCTGCTTTGGCATTCACTTGGGTTGAAGTAAAAATTGAAACATTCTGCTCAATAGCTAAATCTTTTAGAGCTGTCGCCATCAATGATAAAATTTCATCATTTCTGAGATTATGCCCTCGAAATTCATTCAAAACTCCAGGAGAAATAAAAATATAATCAAAAAAGACATAACGTCGTTGGGAGAGAATTACTTCCTCTCTAACACTTAGTTTTATTTGCTCAATAGAAGGATTTGGTATTCTCATTAGTTTTAAAGTTTTATAGGTCTTGATTATATGGCGCGCGACCTCAACTCTTTTTCTTTCATCATCAGTAAGGGTATTGAACTTAAATTTAGATTCTTCTACTCCACTAAGATATGCCAAAATCATTTTTATTATTTGTTCTGGTTTCTGCTCTGTCATAATAAAAAGGACTGGCTCACACGCGCCATTTTTGACCCACTTCCCATCTGCTTCACTATAAAAAAATGGAAAAGCCAATTTGCACGCATCCGCGACAGAAAGCCTTGTCTTTCCGCAACCACTAGCGAGGCTTCGTATTGTGAGAGCCCCAAGCTCTGCGCCATTTATAATTGATGAAAAAATCTCTCCATTGATTGACAGTCCAATACCTTCTTCGCTACCAAATGCTTCAATTACATTATCAATTTCGTTCTCTAACTCCCAAGTTTGGACAGTTTCATTTTGGATATAGGATTTTTCTACATCTAATAAATTTTTCTTGACTTCTTTCAGTATATCATCTACTGAAAGATTTTTGAAGCGTTGATTTATATCAAAGGCTTTAGGCTGAGTTAGGTTTTCACAATAGATATTACTAGTGTCAAGCCCCATTCGCTTGAGGTCTCTTACTAAATTGAACTTTTTTAGTTCATTATAATAATAAGGAAAATTACCTGGCTCACTCATAAATTCAGCGTCTTGAAGATACTCAATACCGTTATTTTGAGAGAAAACTAGTTGTCCACTTGGTGTGCTTTCAAGATAACTTGAAATATCAACTGGAGTAATATGAGAAGCGCCACCTCGATACAAGTTATCAATCGCCACAAATAAATAACGAGTAAAAGTCGAGGAGAAATCTGTGGGAGTTATTGTATATTTATCTATCTCACTCAAATATTGAGGATGCTTCATTAGACTTCCAATAATTTGGAGTTCTGTATTCTTATCAATCATTCAATATCCTCCAAATTCCATCGAGACTTTTTCTTTTGGGATGTAGTTTTTGGCTTTTTTAGTAAAACTTTTTGCTGAGACTCTCGTTGTTTAATCTGTTCTTCAATTCCAGCCAAAGTTCCTCGTTCATTATTCTCCCTTTGCTTCCAATAAGTAGTAGCTTCTTCGTAGATAAAGGGGACAATTCCTAGTCCTCCATGGCCCTTTGACCAGTCTCCATTCCTAATCTCGTAGAAATATTTTAGTGTGTAAAAAATGCCTTTATAAGTTCCAATTTTATCTTTTTCGACAAATTTTTTCAACTGAGCTTCACAAAGATGATAGTCATAAGAAACTTTTAGGTCGTGCGCGATAAAATCATAAATACGTTTTTTCCAATCTTTATCTTTTAGGATATTTCCTTTCTTTAGATTTTCATAACAAGATTTGTGATAGTACCATCCTTTGGATGGCATTACCCATTCTATATCCGCGCCAGATAGTTGTGCATCAAATCTTTCCTTGCAGGCACGGCAGGTAACTAAATGTTTTGCCATTTATATCCCTCCAATCTTATTATATTATATCACATTTTTCCAGAAATGTCAAAAAAGAGGTAGGATTTCTCCTACCTCTAATTTAGTTTTATGAGTTACATCGCACGTAAATCCATTACAGCAAGCTGTAAAAGAGAGACTTGATCCTCAGTAACCTCTGATAGTTTTATCTTTCGTCCAAATACCATCTCTACCTTTTTAGACATGGCGCGAACTACCGCTTCCTTATCTTCATCTGTTTTAGCGTTATTTACCTTAGTAGTCCAAATCTCACGAGCTTCAGACATTAGAGCGTTGAAGTCGAGTTTTTCTTCTTCCTTTGCCACTTCAAAAGGCTTATCAGAAACCTTAATTCCATCTTTTTGCTCTGCCATAGTAATTGCATCGTCGATAGCCTTTACTAATTCATCATAGCCAAAGGGAATCTTCGGTGCCATATACTTGAATCGACTGCCGGCAAAAAGAGTTGGAGTTTCACGAGTATATAGCCAACGTTTCGCTTCTCCATCAACGTACTCAGTTCCGATATAACCAATAACGTCAACAAGGGAATTACAGATTTCCGCCGCGCGCTTAGGAAGGTCAGGACTAATAATCTCAACTTCACTTCCATCAGCTCGTTTTTCAATTCTTGAAACACTGTGGGCAAGCAATACAACGCCATAGCCAAGAAGGGTAATCTTTCGAAGAGTAGATTCAAACTCTTTCTTGCACTGGGCGTAGCCTGCCCCCCATGCAATGTCGGAAATCTTTGTCACGCCATTCTGAGAGCAGACAAAACTTTCAACATAGTCCCATGCGATAGAGGCAGTATCAAAGATAATGGTGTCAAAGCGTTCTCTTACTTCGGGTTTTTCGAGCTGACGAAGCACCAACTTCACATCAGCCCATTTTGTGATGTCTTGGGCAACAATTCCACCAATCGCGTTATAACCTTTCTCAAAAGCTAATAACAGACTTTTAGGGAAGGACGCTGCGGCCGTAGTCTTACCACTTTTCAATTATGTTATCGTAAAGGCTTTTTATCCTCTACTTCTTACATTTCTTATTCATGTAAGTTCAGCATATCTTTTTACCTTTACACTAAAGGTAGGTAGTCTCGTGGGGACTTATATCTTCAAATTTCGAGTCAATAATTGTTCATATTTTTCTCTTTTTCTTGAAAGACACCAACAATTATCATAATATAAAATGTCATAAATTTGTCTTGTTGGAACAGAAGAATATTGAAAATAGTATAAAGTATGAACTCTTTGTGTTTGCATAATGCAAGCTCTAGGAATTCCCTTTTCTTCAAAAAAGTCTACTATTGTTTCAAGAACTTCTTTGGTCGCTGAACAAATTTGAAATCTGATAGCAGAAGAGCCAGCAGAGGAAATGCTTCCATCTCCATCAAAATAGCCCCTAATAAAATCTCTCCAATATTTCTTATCCAAATTCTTTGGAAAAGAAAAGGTAAAAGTTTTCTGTGGTACGATATTATATTCTGCCAATTTCTTTTTTATATGTTCAGAAGTAAAAGCCCAAGTTGAAGTTTCAAAACCTTCTTGAGTTAGATAATCTTTTACTGGTCTTCCACCAACTTCTTTTTGGAATTCTAAAAGAATATCCTTATCAATAGAACTGAGAGAAAGTTTTATTTCATTACTATTTTTTCTAACTGTTCCGTCTGAAGCTAAAAATCCTAAAAGATAAGCCATTCGTTCATTTTCTATATCAAAGTAATTATCATTTACTAAATATTTTCTTTGATTTTGAGGAGACTGTCGAATAGCTTCGCTTGCTGTTCGATATAATCCATATTTTTGCAAACATCTTCGAATAACATCTTGGCCACCTGAAATAGCCTTGCAGCATAAATCTGCCCTTCCTGTCTCTCGATAAGTTTTACAAACTAGTTCTTCCTCTTCTTTAGATAAAATTCTCATATTTTTTAGATTTGGTTTTCCCTTTTCTTTTTTTCGAGAATGGTCTATTCCTTGAGCATCTAATAGCTTTGAAACAGTATAATAAGAAGTATGATACTTTTCAAAAATTTCTACAAGTTTTAAGCCATTTTTATAATCATTTATAATATTTTCTTTAGTTTGAGTATCCACACTGAATCCTCCTCTTTTTTTGAAGTTTATTATCCCTATGCGTTGCGCGTGTTAGAGTTTTTACATCCTAACTTCCGCTCTGATTCCCATTTCAGGGTTCCAGTTTTTTACTACCTTATCTCTAAATATCACTACTTAGAGGCCCAAAACTTTAGGCTTGCCATAGAGCATCACGTATTTCCCTTTCAAATTTCGAGATACCACATTAGGTTGTAAGGAAAGTAAATCAATAGCCATAACTATTTACCTCCTTAAAATCCCATGTCGTCTCCTGCTAAACGAGAAGTAGTCGGCGCAGGAGTCTTCATCTCACCCTTTACTTTGTTCATATCCTTAGCCTTCTGGGCCTCTAGACGAGCCTTACGAGCCTTCATTGCCTGTGCGAGATCCTCAACATCAAAGGCCTGCTCGCCCTCTAGAGCACTCTGGGAACCACCAGTAATTAGTAGCTCACTAATACTACGGGTACGAGTCTTTTCAATGGCTTCACCAAAATCTACATCCTCAATATAAGTCTCAGTAGTAGAAGTGAAATTTAGACGACCATTAGCCTTAAAAGTATAATCAGGCTCCCAATACTGGGTAATAGCATTGATAACGTTAGGATTAGAGGCATATAGCTTCACTACATCAACCTGACCATTCCAATTAGGAACAATAGCAGTAATCTCTAGCTTCTTTGGCTCAACTTCAATACCTTCCTTATCAACAACATAATTGATATTAGAAACGGCAAAAGTCAGAGAGAAACTGGCTTCGGGCTTGAAATCACCAGTAGCCTTACCAACAAAAGAAGCATTAATACGGGGAGAACTTACAAAACGACCATCCTTAGAGAAGAACTCATTCATCTTGATTTTTGCGCCAGTAATACGAATCTTATCAGCACCTTCGCGTCCACCGGCAGAGGCAATAGACATAAACTCTTCCTTGACACGCTGAATGCTTTCATAGGAGGGATTCAGACCTCCATCCTTCTTATACTTTTGACTAAAAAGATGGACGGGGATTTCAAGATGTAGAGGAACAGCGTTTACAACTTGCTCAACAAGTACCTTAATAGTTCCTCCAATTGTCTCGATTGTCTCGCCATTCTTGACAAAAGAACCATACTTTAAATCAGTTTCACTTAGTAGACCTTCAATACGAACACGGTTTTCGGCTTCATGTAGCATAAAATTTTTCTCCTTTTTACATTTACAATAATTACTTTGGTTCTTTCATAAAAAGGTAGGAGGAAATTCCTCCTACCAAATTACTAAAATAAATTACTCAGCGTCGTCGCTGGGGACAAAAGTGGCGCCAGCATCAGTTAGATTTACATAAACTACGGGCTTCTCAGCACCCTCAACCTCAACCTTCTCACGCTCAACTAGACCCTTCTTCTGTAGGTCAGTTACATTAGCCCCTACGGAACGAGAGGTGCGACCGATAGCATTACAAATCTCATCAATAGAGACATGGCCACCTGCATTCTTCACATAATCAAACACGCTCTGGCTCTTTTCTGTTAGCTTCATAATTTTTTTCTCCTTTTACATATAAATTATTTTTATTATTAGATGAGTAAAGGTTTCATGCCTCTCTCAACTTTCTATAAATATTATAGCTAAAATTTACAAAACTTTCAAACTTTCAAACTTAGAAATTTTGGATTTTTATTACTTTTGAATTTTCTCCTAATTTTAGAGTCTTGACTCCTTGCGTACCACGACTTAATACAGGAATTTCCTCAGCTTTCACTCTAATTTGGGTAGTAGAAGATACAACTAAAATATCACTAAGGTCAATAATCGGTAGAAAGTCGCAAAGATTATCTGCTCTTTGAATCTTTACTCCTTTGGTTGCCCGCCCAGTGATTTTGAACTCGTTTATATCAGTCCGCTTTGAATACCCATCTTCACTCACAGAGAGAATTTCTCTTGTTTCTTTAGGAATAACTCGTCCAGAAACAACCTTATCTCCCTCATTTAGCTTGATACCTACAACCCCTCGTGCCACTCTACCAATAGGTCTAATATCTTTAGTTTCGATAATAATAAAGTTTCCTTCCTTAGTGAGGATACCAGCTCTCTCATCTTTCAAAATAAGAATCGAAGCAATCAAATCATCATCATCCAACTTTAGAGCTTGAACACCAGTATTCCTTCGTAAATTATACTCAGAAAGCGCTGACTTCTTTAAAATTCCATTCTTTGTAAGAAAGAGAATATTTGAAGACTCTGTGTCTTTAGAAAGAATTGTAGCTGATTTTATTTCATCGTCTCCATTTATGGGTAGTAGTGAATTTAGATATTGCTTTTCTCCAATATTGAATTCTCCTATCTTCAAATGGTAAAAAGCACCGCGCTGTGTGAAAAAGAGAACTTCATCTGTGTTGTTTCCAATTAGAGTATCAACTACAAATTCACCTTTATCTAATTTAAATTTTGACCCTACACCATTTCTACGCTGTGAATAAAGGGTAGAAGTCTCATTTACAAAAACTGCTCCTTCATTAGTAAAAGATAAGGACAATTGTTTCTTTTCAATTGTTTCGTCTTCATTTGAAATATTGAGAATTTTTGTACGACGTTCATCACCGAATTTATTCGCCACCTCGCGCAGTCCTTTTTCAATTTCTTTCTTCAATAGATTTTCATCATTAAGAATAGCTTCAATTCTTTCTTTTTCAGTTTCAAGATTAGATTTTTCAGTTTCTAACTTTGTAATATCTAAATGAGTTAAACGAGAAAGCTTTAAGTCTAGAATAGCCTTTGCTTGAATTTCATCAATATTCAGTAAGCGCTGGAGACCGATAGAAGCATTCTTAGCATCGGCACATTTTTTAATGGTTTTTACCACTTCATCAATCATTGAAATAGCTTTCATCAAGCCCTCAATAATATGAAGTCGTGCAAGAATCTTCCTTCGGTCAAACTGAAAGCCATTTATATATACGCTTTTTTCATGGTCTAAATGAGATTGAAGAAGTTCCTTCCACCCAAAAACTCTTGGAAAACGGCCATTTTCCAAGAAAGTAAAATTTACTCCATAATAACTTTCAAGAGAAGTATTCTTGTAAAGATACTTTAGAATCTTTTCAGGAGAGGCGTTTTTAGAAAGATAAATCTTGATTAGAGGGGTCTTACCAGTCAGGTCATTGAAACGATCAATTCCTGGGTTTTCTTCTCCATTTATAATATCTTCTAATTGCTTGCAAATAGTCTCTGTATAAAGCATATAGGGAATTTCAGAAACAACTAAACATTTTTCTTTCCTATCCCAATCAACAACACTTCTTAGCTTACAAGCAGGCCCCGTTCCAAGTCGATGACTTTCTTTTACTTCATCAGCATTGAGGAGGACTGCGCCAGTGGCGAAATCAGGAGCGCAATAAATTTCATCAAAATCGATATTTGGATTCCACAGCAACCTAATAAGAGCTTCATTTAATTCCTTCAGATTGTATTGAGGACAGGAACAAGAAGCACCAACTCCTATTCCATACGACCCATTTACCAGATTGTAAAAGCCTTTTGATGGCAGAACCATTGGATATTGCTCCGTATTATCATAATTATCTCTCCATTCTTCAATAACTTCTTTTTGTATATCAGAAAAAAGATAATTAGCCAGAGGAGAAAGACGAGCACTTGTATATCTTGGGGCGCTCCAAGACCCAGAAGCTAGTAACGTCCCATATGAGCCTTCTACTTCAATAAGAGGATAGCGCATGGCAAAAGGTTGACCAGCTCGCATTATCACTCCTTCGGCGCTACTGTCTCCATGGATATACATTCTAAAGCAAGAGCCAATTGCCTTCAAAGTCTTCTGAAAAGGTTTTTCATGAATAAACTTATCAGTATAAAGACAATAAAAAATCTGACGAGCAGAAGGTTTCAATAAGTCTCGTGCGTCAGGTAAGGCACGCGATTGAAGAACTGCTCCTCCAAATTGGAGGAAACTTTCTTTTATAATTGGAGTCAAACTTACTTCCATTTTACAGCTCCTTTCTTTTCATTATAATATAATTATATAATAAAAAAGAGAGGAAATCAAATTTCCTCTCCTTATTCACGAATTTCTGAAAAGTCAATATTTTCAAAAATAAAATCATGTTTAGGTTTACTGTCTTTTCCCATCAAAGAGTAGAGTAGGCTATAGGTTTCTTCATCTGGGATTAGAGTATCAATTCGTTGAAACTCTGGAGAGAACATGGCTCGCCTTGCTTGCTCTGCACTTAAACCACCAAGTCCCTTATTTCTTTGAACAATTCCTTTAATAGTTTTTCTAACTCGATTGAATTCTTCATCACTATAATAATAAGTTTCCTGCTTTCCATTTTTTACTATATATAAAGGAGAACGCATCCAACATAGCCGACCTTCCTCAATCAATTGAGGAGCTACTTTATATATAGCACACATAATCAATAGAGCAATAGCTTTTCCATCACTATCTTCATCTGTCAAAATTCCAATTTTACCATAACGGAGCTTCTTACTATCATATTTTCCAGGAATGATATTCATAGCACTCAGAAGAAGTTTTACTTCTTCATTTTGGTAAAATTTTTCATCATCATTAGAAAAAGAGTTTATCAGTTTTCCACGCAAAGCTAAAATTCCAAAGTGCTTTTCATCTCTTGCAACAGCAACACTTGAAGCGGCCGACAGTCCCTCAACAAGCAAAAGCGTTGAATCTTGTCCCAAAAACTCCGCATCCTTCAATTTATCACTCGCAAAAACTTTTTTTCGTTGATTTTTTTCGACTTCTTTACCCGCTTCAAGAACTTGACGGCGTGCTTTTTCAGCTACTTGCTCAGCCTTAGCCTCCTTTGTAAGAAGTTCCATTACCTTTTCAAATTCATCAGAATGCTTTCGTTCAAACTCCTCTAACATTTGTCCCGTCGCGCGCTGGCAAAGCCCTCGAAGTACGGGATTATTTACTTTTGTCTTTGTTTGGTCGCTAAAGCTCGGCTGAGGAACTTTACAACTAACAGCATAGAATAGTCCTTTTCGAAGTATATCAGGAGAAACTTCACCTTTGATTTTTTTCTTGAAATAATTAGTTAGTGCAGTTTTAACTCCTGTTAGACTTGTTCCACCAGCAGTATTTTCAAGGCCATTAGTGAAAACGTGCCATTCCTCATTTCTGCTACTTGTCCAGCACATTACAATTTCAGCTTCTACATCATTTTCTTTCATTGTAATATGAAGAGGAGTTTTGTTTAGAGGCTTATCGGCACAAGTTTTCATAAAGTCCAAAAGTCCATTTTTAGCTTGGTATTGAACTTTTTCTTCCTCTCCCTTTTTGTGATTATTCAAAATAAAAGTCAAAAAGGGGTAAAGATACGACCAGTTCCGACACATTTCTTTTATATCAGAAAATTTGAGGTCAATTGGTTCGAGATTATAGACTTCTTGAGATGGGGTAAAATCAACAAAAGTTCCTCGATTATTTGAACTACCGGTTGTAAGTGAAACCTTTTGTCCTTCTTTTAGGACTAATTCACACTGTTTTCCATCTCTCATTGATACCGCGCGGAAGGTATCACTCGACAAGGCTGTCCCTTTTGCCCCAATACCATTGAGGCCTCCCACGTTTTGGTAAATTTTATTATTGAATTTTCCTCCACTATGCGGAAGAGTATAAATTGCTTCAAGGGCGTCGACGCCATCTTCTCGCAGACCGAAAGGGCATCCTCTTCCATTATCGAGAACCGTTATTCGATTTCCATCATAGAGATCAATGACAATACGATTGCAGAATCCCATTGTAGCTTCGTCTATACTATTTGTAATGATTTCACGCACGCATTGAAGCACTCCTTGATTGTCTGCGCTTCCCATATACATTGCTACACGGGTTCTAACAGCATCTCTGAAACTCAAAGTTTCAATAGAGTTAGCATCATAGCTCAAATTTTCCAACTCCTTTCTACATTTATAATAATATTATACAACAAAATAGAGGAGAAATCAAATTCTCCTCTACTTAAAATTTTTGAAAAATGAAGGAAGGATCTAAAACCTTTCCCTTTTTCTATCATTTTTATACTTATCAATTATAGTTGCTATATCCTGAACACAAGTATCACAAAGACAAAACGCTCTTGGAACTATTCCTTTTTCGCTAAAAATTTCGGTATCTCTGCGAATCAGTGTACCTTCCTCCCAAACCGGAAGATACCAACTATTAAAAAAACTCGGATTAGGAATATAAGTTTCACAAAAATCACAAAAAGTTTTAGTCATCTTTTTCCTCCACCCAAGAGAGCCAGCGCATCACTAAGTCTTTATCGCTAATATTCCAGAGTCCATAAGGGCAATCATGATTCATTTCACAAAAACTTACGAGACTTCCATCATAGTCCTCTGTGTCTGGACAATTATTACAAAAAGTATCCACCATCCACTGGTCATAAACTGTACCTTCAAGCGCCATTTGGTCAGATAGAAATTCTGCCATTTCTTCCATTGAGAGATTTTTGAGCTTTTCAAAATTTGTGAGATTCATTTCTTAACTCTCCTTCCATCTTTTTATTATATTATAAAAGAAAAATGAGAGAAAATCAAATTTCCTCTCACCCTCCAGCTTTCATGTTCAATTGCTTTTGTGTCCCATATAAGTCAATATAAAATTTTTCTCTCTCACTCTGCTTATCTTTCGGAACCTCTTCTAAAATTTCAAAACTGTAATTCCAAATTCCATTCCGTGCCATATGTGTATGAAGTGTTGAGCTGGCAACTTTTTCCATACCCAGCGCGGTCTGAATATGAGCTTGCCATCTATCCTTAAAATTGCCGGTCCGGCCTATATAAGCCTCACCAGTTGGAATATAAGTAATCTTATAAATTCCTCCAATTTTTTGACCAACAACTCTTTTTATCATCTCATTTGTAGGGCGCCGAGCGATACTCTCCCATATGACTTTAGGAAGAACTTCTTTATGACATAGGCGGTCTTTCATACTATCTAAAAGCTTTATATCTTCAATATCGCTTTGTGTAAGTTGGATTTTATAGAAGTCTTCTTTCTCGCTTAGCTCACGTTCTCGCCGTATCGCTTCATTTACGGCCTCGCGCCGACTACGAAAGTCTTCTAATTCTTTTTTAAGATAGGAAAGCTCATTATTATAACTTCTTTGTTTCGCTTGGAATTCTTGTTGAGCGTTTTCTTCTAAATTTTTGTATTTTTCTTCTAAAGCTTTTCGATATGACTCATCAGTATTAGATTTTAGTTTTTGAATATTTTTTTGTTGTTTTAGTAAAAGGAAAATACCTCCTAAAATCAATAAAACTAAAACTACTATCATATTCTTACTCCCAATTTGTAATTCTTGTACGCTTTTTTCTTTGTGGCGTCATCCATAAAACACCATCTCGCGCACGAGTAATACCAACATAGGATACTCTACATTCTTCGGGACTCCAAAGATTCAACCCAACACAGGCTACATAATCCCATTCCAAGCCTTTCGCACTGTGTACGGTCAAAACCTTTACTGTATTTTCTTCCATTTTTTTATCTAGTTCTTCTTTTTTGAGGTCTCCTTGCTTGAAGCTATCACAAGGAATTCCGTTATCAACCAGATAATCTTTGATAGTATCGACTTGGGCATTAGTCCGTGCTAATACTGCCCATTTATAATATTTTTTACTAATATTTATCATATCTAGGATTAGCTGTTCACTATAAGGTTTCATCGCCACTGTTCCTTTAACTTGGCGTATAGCAATACTATCATCACTCATACTACATTTTTGAAGAGTAGATTTTGCAAAACGAAGGACATCAGGACAACAGCGATAATTTTCATTCATAGAATAAACTTTTGCCCCAAGTTCATACTGATAACGCTTTAAAAGGTCTGGACGACTGCCTGCAAAGCCGTATATCGACTGTCGTAAATCAAAGACAATAAAATATTCTTTTGCGTGAAGCATTTCAAAAATAAATTTTAACTGAATTTCATTACTATCTTGGGCTTCATCACATAAGCAAATGTCGATATTCGGCGCGCATTCTGGATGCTTTTGCATTAGATGAAAAAGTCCATCGAATTTTTCGTCGTTCATATACTTTATAGCTTCTTTTACGCCATTTCTGAGCAGAAGATGAGCGCAGTAAGAGTGGATAGTTCCAATAAATAAATTATCATTATTATCTACTTGAAGGCGTTTTTTCATTTCTCCAGAAGCCATATTTGTAAAGGTAAAAGCTACCACACTTTTTCCTTTTTGAATACTTTGACGGACTTTTTCGGTTAGAACTTTTGTTTTTCCCGAACCGGCGCTACTACTTACAAAGATAATTGGCTCTGTTGCTTCTAATATCGTATTCTGTATATTACTTAGTTCCAATTCCTTTCACCTCTTTCTTATATTATAACATTTATTTTAATAGGTGTCAATTTTTTGGAGATTTTATAAGTGATTTTGACTTATAAGTAGAAACTTATAGGAGGTAAAGGAAATGGAGATGCTAACTTTGATTGTTGCACTATCTGCCGTACTTTGGTATGTAATCGACCGCGCGCATCCTCTATGGGAAAGTCTTTCTTATGGGAAGTGGATTACTCTTGTAGTTGCCGGTATTGGCTCTTTCTGTCTAGTATTTTCTTTCGGTCTAGACCTAATTTTTGCTTGTGGTCTAGTAGATAGTGTAACTATGGCTGGTCAAATCCTAACTGGTTTTGTACTAATGTCTGGTTCTAGCGCCATTAGCGAGGTTATTGCTCGCATCAAGGGCGAAAATAAGTAAAATAGAAAGAATAAAAAAAGGAGAGGATTTTTGTCCTCTCCTCTTTTTTTTATTGATATAATTCCTCTTCTGTAGAAACAACCAACCAAGTCTGAATTATTTTCATAATTCCATCTATAAAAGAATTGCCTCCTTGAGCGAGATAATCTTTATAAACAGCACAAACAAATTCTTTATCATATTGTAATATTTTTTTATAAGGTAAATATTTATAGTAAATTCCTACAATATCTTTCCTAAGCATATCATTCGAAGATTTGATAAGCATTCCTAACTTTTCATCTTGTAGACGATTTTTCTCTTCAAATGTTGTTATAATAGGAGTTAAAATTTGCTCAGCAACTTTTTCGGTTGTTTTTTGGACAATCTCTTCCTGCCTTTTCTTTTCAGCTTCGATTTTCTTTTTCTTCATCTTTTGAAACCATTCAAAATTTCCGCACACTTTTTCTAAAACCTGCCAAAAAAGAAAAATTAGAATGAGGATGCCTCCAAGGCTATTCGCAACTTCTTGGATAGTCAAAAGAAATCCCTCCTTTCCACTTCAAATTATAAGTAGAAATGAGGGACTTTTTCTCTATTTTTTTAGATATTCTCGATAAGCATTATCATTATGATAACGGGTTCGCGCCAAATAAGCATCATTTAGTAGGTCTTTTACTGAGGAAATTTTATCCATATCCCACCAAGGGATACAATAAAGAGGAATTTTATGAGAAAGACAGTAACTTATTTTTTCTCTGTCTCGCTCTTGAGCTTTTAGGAAATCAGAGCGACTTTTGTAAAAAATTTTTGTAAATTCCGTATGCTGACGTCCTTGAACTTCTAAAAGAATATTCTTTTCAGGAAGAAAGAAGTCAAATCTATAATATCCATGATGAAGATCACTAAAAGTCTTCTCTTTTATAAATTTGACTTTTTCCTTGTTGAGAATTTCAATTACTTTTTTCTCATAAGATGAAACTTTATACATTTTCAAAAATTCGATACCAGTCGCATTCACTTGCCATCTTATCATCTCTTAGGCGAACAGGGCGCGGATGCCTTAGACCATAGCTATCAGTCATGACTTCCATTGCGGTAATCTCAATGACCTTTCCAAGATAAGACTTCCAGTTCAATAAAATTTCCTCTTCAAGTCCACTGAGATTTCCAACCTGGACTAGTCTTCCATCTTTATAGGCTCCAATTTTTAGTGAGCCCGCACCACCCAGAAAATACATTTTCGTAATCGGTTCAATAGGATCTCCATCACTGTAGTTCTTATAGAGCGCGCCCTCGACTTTCTCACCAGTAGATAAATTTTCCCAGTACTTCCAGCTCATAAGCTCTTTTCCATTATAAAGACGAGTCGGCGCGTTTGCTCCCATAATTACTACATCCAGAGTCTCTTGAAGTTCTTTCTTTACTTTGATTGTCATATGCGCAGGAGTCCGCTTGAAATAAATTGGACAGTCCTTTCGAGTAATTACTACTCCTTCTCGACCAGAGGCCAGATAGTCTTGAAGATGAGTCCATAGCTCCTTCCCATTATAATACTTAGCCCACCCCACATAGGGAGAAGTAAATTGAGTAGAGATTTTCTCTAAAAGCTGAAAACGCTCAATTGCTTTTGTATCTACTAAATTTACCCCATTATAGGCACAAATATCAAAAATATAGAAATGAAGCTTTTGACCACTCTCTTGACGAGCAATGCACTTATCTTTGAGACATCCCAAAAGAGAAGTAATATTTTTTGAGCCCTCATGCCCAGGAAGATAACACTCACTTAGAAGGACGGTCCCATTGGGCAACTGCGTCATAAAATCTTGAAGCTGAGGAACCCACTCAATCTTATTTACGGCTTCGCCTTTTACATTTTTATTGCGAGCTACCATAAAACAATTTCCATCTTCATCCTTTATGAGACGCTGATAGTAGCCATCAACTTTTAGAGCGCCATAATAATCTCCACTATAAATAGCATTTACTACTTCAGATTTCCGCTTTTCCTCAGAATAAGAAGCGGGAATACTCCAGTACTTCATGCTTTCTGAATTGACCCAATCAATATCACCAATAAATCCTTTCACAGTCTTCTCCTTTCAAAAATAAATCCGTAAATTTATAAGCTATTTTTTCTAAATCTTTCAGAGTTCTGTTATTATGAATATAAGTATTATAGGTATAATCATGAACATTAGCATCAGCATGGTTAGACTGAACTTGCTCATCGGTTTCAACTCTTTCTACTATCAGAGTTCGCGCGCCAATTCTATCCACAAATTTTTGGATTTCTTTTGGTTCTCGACACATTATAAAGTAAAGACATTTTTCTTCATTGTATCCAAACTGCTTCCAAATTTCTCTACACCCATTATAAGAATCAATAATGTCTTTATAGGGAACATCATTCCATTGAGTCAAAATATCTTTTAGGTCTGATAGGAATTTCCTATCTTTAGGGGTTTTTTGACCATTCCAACCGCAAAATTTAGCAACTTCTTTTACAAAATCAACTGTGGAAATAATTCTACAACTATAAGGGCCGACTCTTTCTTCCATTATTTTTTGAACCATTTCACAGAAAGTATCTTTTCCAGCTCTTGGCGCGCCATTTACAACTACTATCATTATATATAATTATACTCCTTACATATAGTCTATATAGGACTCTCACATATTTCTTACTCTATATCGTTTTTGTTTCTTTTTATATAAAAAGAAAATTTTCCTGCTTACAGGTTTATTTATATCACAAATCCAGACAAAAAGCAAATTTTAGATTGATTTTCGGGCTTCTACGGCTAACTTATCAACTTCATTGTTCCAATCTTTTGCCCCTGTATGTCCTTTTACTTTTTCAAAAATAAAATTAGTATTTTCGAAGAATGGAATAAGTTGAAGCCATAATGTCTTATTAGCAACTGGTTCTTTTTTAGAATTTTTCCATCCATTCTTTTGCCAATTTTTATACCACTTTTGAGTATAACAATTATGACAGTAAGCACTGTCAGTTCGAATTGTAATTTTTTCAAGTGGATAGAATTCCTTTGCCCATATACACCCTTCAATAATAGCTATCAATTCGCAGATATTATTTGTAGCTTCAGGAATCGGCATTTTCCATTCATAAATTTTTTCTTCATTCTCCACCGCAATAAAACTTGAACCACCAGGGCCAGGATTCCCACTACAGGCGCCGTCAGTATAAATATAAATCACTTATAATACTCCTCCCAAATTTCATCTGGTGTAGCTTCAATTTCTGTAAAGGTAAAATCCAAAAACTTCTCAATATCGATTCCATCGGAAAAAGACCTCGCGCGCTTAGTACGCCGAATGTCTTTGGGGGAAAATAGATGCCTCCAAAAGCTCATTCCTAAAATAATCTTTTCATTATTATTGATATTGCTTACAAGGCGCGCTACCTCAAAAATATACATATGAGTATGATTAGTGGGGTCAAAATTTTTGAGTTCGATTTTATTATCGTGCCGTTTTGCGTAGGACATTAGGTTTGTAGCTGTTCTGCTCACAGCTAAATCATACATCTTAAAATCTGTCATAATATTTCTCCTTTTACTTTTTTATATTATAATTATATAACAAAATAGCTAAAAATTCAAATTTATTATATGTTAATTTGACTTTTGAAAAAATTTGTGTTATTTACGGGCGTGCGCGCGTTTTATATAAAGGTATAAGAAAAAATTTGATTTTTTAGATTTTTTGAGGTATAATTTTTATAGAAATGAAAGGAGTTGAAATATATGCGAGTTTCACCAGATGATATTATTAGATTCAACAATTTATATTTGGAGCTAAAGACTTACGCTGGAGTAGCGAGAGAAACAGGATTCTCTGCTTCGACCGTAAAGAAATATATTATAAAGGATTATACCCCTGTTGAAAAGGTAGAGACACAGAAGTTCAGTGGAGAACTCCCTGAATTTGTGCCTGAGATTTTTCGCAAGCAGGACTGGACTTCTCTCTTAGATATGACAGAAGCAGAGTATGATGAAGTAAAAGAACTACGGAAGGAGATGTCTCTATGAAGAAATATTTTTACTTAGAGGAAAGTCCTTATATGAAGACCTATCAGGCTATCTATCTCAATCATGGGAACTTTCCTTTTGAGGGAAAGGTTTATGGTTCTTTCAATCTGATGCCGGCGCGCCTTTTAGGCTTGACTTATGCTCAGTATCTTCGTTTTTGTAGGGATGTACTCGGCGCGACCTTGGTAGGAAAGAATAGTAAATATCCGGTAGCTTATTTTCGTCTCACTCCGGAAGTTCAGCAGTTTGTGAAACTTTTGAATAAGCGAGCTGAAATGGCCATTTTTGAGCATGACCATCCTTATGATTTGGAAGTAAAACTGGATGGGACAATTGTGAAAAAAGGAGAAGATGAATGATTTTTTCTATTGATAAGTTGGCAGAAGTTATCGGCTATGAAGCTTATAAGAATCTTATGGAAAAGGCAGATTTTCCAAAAGAGCCAATGGAACTCATAGACGCCATGGGATGGGTTCAAAATCACTCTTCAAATAAAGAAAAGGCATTATTTTCAAAGCTTTTTAGCGATTGGCGCACTTATGTAGGAATGGAACCTCTTGAAGTAGAGAAATTCGAAGAAGTTTTTGAAATCGTAAATAGCTCTATAATTTTGAGAAGCCTTTATATAGATTCTAGTTCAAGAGTTCAAGATAGTGAGAATGTGTTTAGGTCAAAGTATGTAGCTTTCAGCGAGGACATCAAGAACAGTGAGAGAATCTATTCTTCAGTAAATGTAGAGAATGGTCAGTATATCAATGCTTCTTTCAATGTATTGAGTAGTATGGAAGTCAATAATTCCTCAAAAATAGAATATAGTCAAAATGTTTTCAATAGTAATGAAATTTCAAATTGTTATGGAGTCTATTCTTGTGAAAAGGTAGAAGACAGTTTAGGAATTTTCAATGTTTCTGCTGGTAAAGAAATTTATTTTTCTACCAATTTGAAAGATTGTTCTTATTGTCTTTTTTGTAGCGGACTAAAAGATAAAAAATTTTGTCTTTTCAATCAAGAGATTGATTCAAAGGATTGGTTTGTAATAAAGGAGCTACTATTGAACGAATGGTCAAAGGAAAATAAGAATTTTTATAAGGTTATTTCTTTTGAAGATGATGATAAGGAATGGTGTGGTTTTAGGACTTCTTCCAATGATAGCGTTAGTTTTTCTTATGTAGCTCAGAGAAATTTCTTTCAAGGAATTTCTTCGAAATTCTTGAAGTATATTCGTTCTATACCTTATTATAATGAATGGCTTCTTTATCAGATTACCATGAATCCAAAAATTTTAGAAGAATAATAATTTGAAATTTCTTCTAAAATAAAATATTATATATTTGTAAAGCTTGAGAGGAGAACTTACTTAGAGATACCAAAAGTCAAAGTTTTCTTTGAAAGCTTTTGGGAGAGGCGGATGCGTCCAAATCTTCCTTATGGGGATATAGCTCAACAGGTTAGAGCCGGCGACTTATAATCGCCAGATGTGAGTTCAAGTCTCAATATCCCTACCAAATATGCTGATGTGGCGCAATGGTAGCGCAACGCTCTTGTAAAGCGTAGGCTGTGAGTTCGAGTCTCACCATCAGCTCCAGTAAAAGCTCAACAAAGACGGTGGGATAGTGCTGAGCATCACTATATAAACTGCTCGTTTTATGGAGGATTTTATGTGTTGGGAAGAATATATAAAATTTGCGAATTCTAAAGTAGTAGAAAAAGCTGTTCGTTTTTGTGAAAATGTAGAATGTGAAGATTGTCCTATCTATATTAATGATATTGAACATCGTACTCAATATGAGAGAGAGGTAATGCATATCCCTTGTGTTGATAATTTGATTTATGAATTAGCAGTAAATAAAAGAACATTAGATTAATATGCGGTAGTACTCAAGTGGTTGAAGAGGGCAGTTTGCTAAACTGCTAGGCGGTGAAAGCCGTGCGAAGGTTCGAAGCCTTCCTATCGCGCCATTGTTGGTTTTACTATTTTATCAATATCAGGGCGGGGCGAGTCCGTCCAAGTCACTCAAATCGGGTTGGCCAAGAGGAGAGGCGGATGAAAATGGTTTGAGGTGGTGAGTTAGAAAACCTAGTAGCTACATTAGGTATACATAGTGTAGCTATCTCACAAAATCTGGGTCTGTATTTCAATGGGAGAAAGCTTCCCTTGCAAGGAAGAGGTTGCGGATTCGAGTTCCGCCAGATCCACCATATATACGCCTGTAGCCAAGTGGTAAGGCACGGGACTTTGACTTCCGCATACGCTCGTCCGAATCGAGCCAGGCGTGCCATCTAAAATTTGAAATTTCTATAAAAATAATATATACTTTTTATAGAAAGTGAGAAAGGAGATATAAAATGTCTCAATATCTAAATATTTTTTTGAAGTCAGATGGGAAGTTTATTCCTATCAAAGACTACTCTCGTTCTACTTATCTTTATGATGAATTCCATGCTCCTTATGAAAAGATTTGTGAGTATAAGGCAGAAAGACTTCGGGAGATTGGTGCGCGCCTTGAAAGTAGAGCCAATGACACTAAGAAATATATCCAGAAATTGGAGAGTTTGATTGCTCTTATCCCTAGTTTTCAGGGACAGGATATGGAGGAGAAGATTTCTGCTATTCTGGATTATAAGTCTCAAATCGAGGAGGAAAAAGAAGAGTTGAAGACTCTTTATTTCCAAAGTTCTGTTTGTTATTTTCTAGCAAGCATTGCAGAAGATTATGTTCCTGTTTATGCAGGAGTTGAAATCGCTGATCCGACAGACCAAGATATAATTTGAAAAAGTTAGAAAAATTATATATAATATATATAGAAAGTTGAGAGGAGAACAAAAAATGATTCAGAGAGATAAGCTTCATTACGAAAATCGTCTTGCTCGTCTTATGACCAATCCTGTAGAAAATGCCAATCTTATTCGTAAGGTTCGGCGCCATCTGCGAAAACAGAAGTAAATAAATATGCCGGCGTACTCAAGGGGTTGAAGAGTTCTGTCCTGAAAACAGAGAGGGGTGTAAAAGCTCGCGAGCGTTCGAATCGTTCCTGTTGGACTAACAATAAAAAGAAAACTTGAAAGTTTTCTAAAAATAATATATAATATATACATAAAGTTGAGAAAGGAGTAAGAAATGAATTCTAATATAAATTCACCTAAAAAATGACTCCTTCCCAGCTTGAGGGCTGGTTGGCAATTCGTAAGAAATGCGCACCTCAAAAATCCAAGAAAGCCTATACTCGTAAAGAAAAGCACAAACAAAAATTTGAAAAATCCCAAGATATTTAGTATAATATATATAGAAAGTCGGGAGAGGAACTTCAAACTTATTCCTTTCTTTTGAAGATTCCTCTCCCACCAAGCTCGTAATGCGACTTATCAATTTTATTGATAAACGGTCCCAAGTCCGTGAAAACGCAGAGGGCGAGACTAATAGCGAGGATATATTAGCGCTGATATAACCTCCAAATTTTCGGAGCCGGGAACCTCTTGAACAAAAGTCGTTCAATATACACTAGACCCCAGCTATGGATAGCGTCCATAGGAACATCATCTATAAAGATACGCCTGGGAAGATGGAGAAAGAAAATTGTTAGTCTTGAAAATATGGGGGTATGGTGGAATCGGTCTACACAGCAGACTCAAAATCTGTGCTTCGGCATACCAGTTCGAATCTGGTTACCCCTACCATATGCGGATGTAGTATAAAGGAAGTATATCAGTTTTCCAAACTGATGGTGCGATATCGTAATTCGTCATCCGCTCCAAGGGTTGTCTCGCCCTTAGTCAAAAAGAGACTATTTAGAAAGTTCGAATAAACTTTCCGCTTCCTATTTGCAGAGAAAATAGGGTCCTTTCTGGTGGCGACAAGTGGAACTAGCGTTGGGAGTAATCGAAAAACTTCCCCCATAGTTAGTGGAACTAACTCGCAGGCAGTAGGAAGCATCTTGTGTAAAAATGAGGCTTTCTCGGCACGGTCACCTGGTCGTTAGAGTAGATTGACTATCTATTCGCTGGTGGCTTTAAAGACTCTTTTCTAATTTCTTTGAGGGCGTGGTGTCGAAAAATTAGACGAAAGTGGAGCTATCGTATAATAGGTCGCCTTGGACTGCTTCAATAATTGTTGCTAACAAATGCGGGAAGGCACTCGCAGTAAATGACATGGTAAGGGACAAGGACCAACTAACTGGACATTTACCTAATCAAAACTGAGGTGCGGATTTCCTACTCAGTGGCTACAACGACCAACTCAAGAGTGTCGGGTGTAAAGTAGGTTTTGATTAGATTTATACAAGGAGTGAGTAGATATTTGGCGCTATGGACGAATTGGTAGAGTTATCGCCCTTTCACGGCGAAGTTTCTGGGTTCAAGCCCCAGTAGCGTCACCAAGCCACCTATTGTGGTTCTCGGTTATAAATCCTGGCTAGGTGCCAGGTACTAAGTTGCTGACCCACAGCAATGAAAAGAGAACGAGGCTCACATAAGCAAAAAGTAGGATAATGCTTATAACTATGCTCTCGTAAGAGATATGGTCTTACTTTCAAATTTGTCAAGCCGAGGAGGCAGAGAAGCCGACGGTTTTAGGAAGGTTTGTTAGAATTGGCGCCAATTGCTAATAAGGTAGGTTTGAAAATTTGAAATTTTTCTAAAATTTAGGTATAATATATACATAAAGTTGAAAAAGATATATAGCGGGCAGGACAAACAGTTAAGTCGCAGGTCTCATAAACCTTGAGGACGAGGAGCATCCCCTCGGCCCGCAACCATGGACTTCCACAAGTCCAAATAAACTGTGGGCTCTCATAGAGGATGGATTTATAGGATAAACTACCACCGGCGCCTAGTTTGGGTGATATGTGGCTTAGTCATTTGCAGAGAGCATACTAAATACAAACGAAAGTAATCCTATAATTGTACTTTGAAAACTAAACAGCTTGATTATAACAATAAGGCACCTCGGTGAAGACACAAGACCATGTGGCCGAGACATTACCTTCGCTTTTGGGGCGTACTACGCATTTCTATTCAGAGGGATACCTTTGTTTAGGTGTGCTTCGGAGAATCGTGAGATTTTCTGATTGCGGAAGGCTGAACCAACCGCTGTTAGAGGTAATGGTGCTGAAGTAATTGCTGATAAAAACATTGTCTCATCGCTATCGCAATAGAAAGCTAAGCGTTAAAAGCGTAAGCCGAATCCAAGTAAGGATATGGATTGGTCGTCTATGTCAAACCTTGGAAAAGACCAATAAGATAGTTTGCTGTGATGGTATAGAAATATACCTATAAGATGAGGTCAAAGTCCGAGTAGCTAAAAGCAGAGACTTTTCAAGAAAAGAAATTAGCTTGAAATTTCTGAATGGTTAGTGAAAGGTGCGAGTAGCCAATCTCGTATAGGATTTGATACTTTGTATTGGGGCAAGAACTTATGGAGCGACGGCTCTATGGGTCAGACTTGTCTCCCTATTGGTTGAATATATCAGAAAATTATGGAGGTAGGGCGAAGGTCCGCCTTGTGGTTATAATCAAGTTGTTTAGTTTTTATTTTATAAAAAGAAGGGATTTTAGTATGAAGTATTATTCTGAAACACTAAATAAGATTTATGATACTCAGGAAGAGCTAATTAGCGCTGAATGCGCTTATAAGAAGAAGCTTGATGAGCAGAAGAAGAAGGAGGCCGAAGAGGCTGAGCGTCTAACCAAGCTAAAGGCAGAGAAGGAAAAGCGCCTTCAAGAAATTGATGAAGCCAGAGAAGCTTATAATAAGCTACTGAGGAATTACTGGAAGGATTATGGAGATTATGATATTGGTAGTGCTTTTCATAGTCTATTCAATATTATTGGTTTTGGCGAATAATTTATAACTAATGGGTCGGAACCTATACGGCGCCGGCCCTCTTTTTATAAGAAAGGAGCTAAAATGAAAGTTTATTTTGAAAATTCTCAGGGGAAAATAAGAGAAATTGGAGAGGTAGACAGTAAAGAAAAAGCTTTTGAGATAATCAAAGATTTTCTTTTTGAACACTATTTTACTTCTTATTATGCTCGATATTGGGAAGAGAGCGACTATTTGAAAATTGATGTCGGGAGTCATACAGAATTCTTTTATGTAAGTAAAGACTAACTTAGTAGAAAGAAGGATAGAAAAATCTACTTTTGAGTAGAAAGGAAAATCTATCCTATGGAGGATATTTTTATGAAGAGATGCGAAGAGCAGATGGTATTACCTTTAGTCCAGATTCCGGAAAGCGCAAATTATTCATTGCCGGATGAAACTCTTTTGGCCTTTTATCATGATTTAGATGAAAGAGTTTTTTGGATTAATGATGAAATTAGTGCCTACACTCTAAATCTTGCTCATTATATTCTGAAATGGAATCGGGAAGATAAGGATATTCCTATTGTAGAAAGAAAGCCAATCAAGCTTCTTATCCACTCTCCTGGGGGTTCATTAGATGTATTAGGAGTTCTTTATGACCTAATTCGACTTTCAGCTACTCCTATTATTGGTATAAATATGGGTCAGGCATACAGTGCTTCTGCTATGATTCTATTGGCTTGTCATAAGCGCTATGGTCTAAAAAATTCAACAGTCCTTTTTCATAAAGGTAGTTGCCAGGGCGCCGGAGGATCGTTTGAGGAGCTAAAATCTTTCTTCGATGAATATCAACGTCAGGTCGCGCAACTTTCAGAGATTATTATAGAGCGCACTATTTTTGATAAAGAAGAAGTAGAAGAAAAAATGAAAAGTGACTGGTATTTGAGTGCTGAAAAATGTGTAGAGAAAAAAGTCTATGATGGAATTATTACTTCTATTTATGACCTAATCTAAGGAGGCATAATGAATTATACTGGAATTTACTACTTCTTTTTGCCAGAAGATGATGACCTCGCGCAGTTCTATGAAAATCCTAATGAATTTGCAGATAGGCTAAGGGAGAATCAGTATTTGATTCTTGGAAATGATAAGTGCGAACCCATTGACTTTTACAAGAAAAGAAATGGCTGGCTTGAAAGAGTTTCTTATCCAATTTTTGAAAGTCAATTTTGTGGAGTAATGAAGCCTAGAAATCCTGAGCAGAGATGCGCTATGGACCTTATTCATAGTGATGTCCCAATCAAGCTTATAACAGGCCCATTCGGTAGTGGAAAATCAATGATTATGATTGAGGGAATGGTTGAAGCTCTTCAAAAGAATAAGTTTGAAAAAATTATCTTTATTCGAAATAATATCCAAGTAAAAGATACGGATGCGCTCGGCGCTCTCCCCGGTGATGAGTTTGCGAAGACTCTTCCATATGTAATGTCCTTGGCTGACCATTGTGGAGGTATTGAGGGACTAAGGACTTTAATTGATACGGGACGTCTTGAAGTTATCCCTCTTGGATTTTTGCGTGGGCGCAGTATTCGTAATTCCATTCTCTATTCTATGGAAAGTGAAAATCTGACAAAAGAGCATATTCAACTAATAATGGGCCGTATTGATGAAGGTTCTCAGCTTTGGATGGATGGAGATATCAAACAGAGAGATCGAAGCTCTTTTGAGAAGAGTCAGGGTCTTGAGATTATGATTGAAAGATTAGCTAGTAATCCAAATTTTGGATATGTAAAATTGGAGAAATCCGAGCGTTCAGAGGTCGCGCGCATGGCGGATTTGTTAGATTGACCAGGAGTTTTCCTGTTTATAATATATGGGGAGGGCCTCGGCTCTCCCTAATTTTTTAGGTGATGAAGTATGGCTACACCAAGTAAATTTAGAGAAGTATTAGATAGAAATAAAACATTAGCTGATTGCTATGTTTATTATAAACGGTTAGAGACTGATATAGATGATAATCCACAGTTAGCAGTTGCAAATAGGAATTTGATAAAAGCTATTACAGATGGAGTCCAGTCAGTAGGAGCTAGTTATGTAGGAGCTCAGCAATCAGTAGGAGCACTTCGTCGAATGGCGAAAAGTGAAGCTCAGAAAGAACAACGACTACTAAATACAGTGTTCAATATGAATGTTGTTGTTGATTGGGATGACAAAACCCAAGTAAAATCTCTAATAGATACCTATAATAGTTGCCTGAATCTGAAAGAAGTTTATGAAAGAAATTTATTCCTTATAAAAAATTCTAATGGTATGAAAGGAGTTTTTAGTTTTTTTGCTACTTATTTTAGTAAAGTTTGGGACGAAAAGTGGCCTCAAATGGCAGAAGACATTTCTCAACATATGGACTTGAACAAACCGCAAGAAACAGGAAAATATATCGAAAAAGTTATTGACGATAATATGCCAGATATTATTGTTCAAAGCCTGGAACGGATGTTTTCTGCTAAGAATGAGTTGAAGTCAATGCCCGAAGAGATGCAAAATGCTTATAATCTTTTTTTGACTAAAATTAGAGACTTACAAACAGCAGGAAGCCTTGCTCAAAAAGTATATCAAGCATATAATCTTGATAAGGTCAAAGAATATTTAGTAAGTCAGCTAACTGGTAATGATTTCAAAAAACTAAAGAATGGTTTGAGTCGTTCAGAAATTGAGAATTCATGGAATAATAAAGGGTCTCAGCAAGCTGGTATCTTTTTTGAACATTTAGTTGATACTATACAAGGAGAAATTGGGAGAGAACTCTCAAAAGGTAAAAATATACGAGTTGAGAATTTTCATACTGGCTCATCTGGCGCGACTTCAGTTTCAGCAGATAATATAATGAGTATTGGAATAGACCCAACCTTGATAGAGGAAACTTTAGAAAAAGCCCGAAGTTCAGGTATGAAAAAACATATAGAAGCTTTCAACGAATTGGGAGAAAAGCTTAGTAATTTGAAAGATGGGTTTCTTATTTATACAACAGATAAAAACTATACATTAAATAAAAAATTTGAAACTTATTTTGGCGGTTATCATGCGAAAAGTATAAGCGCGCGTACTACATTAGATGTACTTGCTCCAATAGTCAAGAATGCTAGAACCTTAGTTGGCATGGCTTTGCAGTTAGGAGAGGGCGCGCTGGCTAAGGAAAATGGATTGATTGATGAAGGAGTTTTGTCTCAGATGTTTGCTAAACAAATAGCCTACTTTTTGTTTGATGACCATCAAACGATTGGGGAAATTCAAAGAGACGTTGGCGCAAGATCGATTCACATGATGGATATGAATGGAGTAATGGTTCCTCTTTCCTTTTTTATCTCTCTTCTGGCAGATAGTATTCAGTATGGAATTATGAATCCAAAAAAGATTGCCCAGGTAAAGTTCCATGCTCCTAAAATTCTTTTCCCAACGATGGCAGAACAAAAAGCTTATACTCCAGCTGAAAATGACCCTGGGAGTGCTTGGAGAAAGCAGAAAGAATATGCTTTAGATGAAACTAAAATAGAATTTCGCTTCTTAGGTGGATTACGGGATATACTAAAAGAATATGTATGAGATAAGGCTCGTCTTCGGACGAGTCTTTTCTCTTTATAATTTGAAATTTTCTTATATTTATAATATAATATATATAGAAAGTGAGAAAGGAGTAAATAAAAATGGATTTTCCCTCTCGTCAAACTATTCATGATGTAGCGCGAGTTCTAAGTGAATGGGGAATCACTGATTTCTTCAAAGACACTTATCATCAAAATTGTAATCGTTTCAATATTTGGTGTTTGGAACTTTCTAAAAATACCAATCTAAAAGTGTCAAATGGATGCACAAAAATTGTAGTGAAGTTTGGGGACGATGATTGGGTTATAAAAATTCCTTATAAGACGCAAACCAATTATTGTCATCTTGAAGCAAAAAATTACGCTCTGGCGCACAAGGCTCATCTCACTGACTTTTTTGCTCCTTGCTATTTCTATGGAGTAATTGATGAAATTCCAATTTATCTTCAAAGACGAGTAGATAAAGAGGATTCAACAATTACTAGCGCGTGTTGGAATTATGCGTATAGCAACAATCTCCAAGAAGAAGAAGAGAGTGATGAAGATTATGCCGATAGAATCAGCGACTATGTTGAAAGTGATATGGATGATTGTGAAGTAGTTGAGGCAATTATTGGAGAAAATCGAGAGCTTTTGGATTTTATTTGTGATAATGATATCAACGACCTTCATAAAGGAAATTTTGGATATTTGAACGACGCACCGGTTATTTTTGATTATAGTGGTTTTTAATAAGAAAGGAGAATAAGAAAATGAATTATGTTTTTGTTAAGTTTAGTGGTACGGTGAAGAATTATCTCTATAAGACTAAGTTGAACCTTATGAAGGGCGCGACATATAAGATTATTGCTGATGGGGTTACAACCTATGCCAGTCCTGTAAAGGTTTGCTCTATTGTTCCTACTCGGCCTAATTTTGAAGGGGTAATTCGTGAGATTACTACTGCCGAAATTGTTACTGCTCCTCCTCGTCCTAAGGTAAGTTCGAAGTTTGTTATCAATAAGGAAAAGGGTACAACTGTTGCTCTTTGGGATGATGGAACTAAGACTATTGTAAAGTGTCAGCCTGGAGAAATCTTCGATGCCGAAAAGGGTATTGCGATGTGTTTTGTAAAGAGATGTTTCAAGAACCGTGGATGGTATAATGAATGGATGCGTGAGGTTCTGAAAGAGAATGGCTTGGTTGAAGAGAAGTGAAGAAGGCTATTGCCTTCTTCACAACTGTAAGCTCAGTCCGCGCCGAGTACATGAAAAATGTACGAATCCACATCGAGCAGGTTGCACAAATGGAAAGAAATGCAGTCATTTATTAGTAATAAGAAAGGAGATGAATACAAAATAATGGGATTGCTTGTTATGCTTATTGGAATTAGCGGATGCGGAAAAAGCTCTTTCGCAAGAGATTTTTCTGAAGGGTATGACGATACTGAAGTTTTCTCTTCGGATGCAATTCGAAAAGAAGTATTCGGAGATGAAAATGACCAGACTCATAATAACGAAGTTTTCTCTATTCTTCATAAGCGAATTATCTCCTCTCTAAAAAAGGGAAAGGTTTGCGTTTATGACGCCACAAATCTCAATCGAAAAAGACGAATGACTTTTCTTCATTCTATCTCTGATATTCCTTGTGAGAAATTTTGTGCTGTTTTTGCTACTCCTTTTGAAGTTTGTATTGAACGAGACCGTAAAAGAGAGCGGTCGGTTGGAGCAAATGTCATTCGGCGTCAAATCTCCCAGTTTCAACTCCCCATAAAAGAAGAAGGCTGGGATAGTATCAAATTCTTATATGAAAAAGATAAGTCTATTTATAAGAATCTTTTGGACTATATTCCAAAGGAGGAAGTCTCTCATGATTGCCTACCTTGGCATTTGGAAAGTATTCAGTCTCATTTGCGCAGAGTTTTGATTGAGGCGTGTAAAGAGCGCGCTGACTGGGCAATGTTACTTGCTGCGCGGTATCACGACATTGGAAAGTTCTATACCAAAAGTTTTTGGAATTCAAAGACCAAAACTAATGGAGAAAAAGCTCACTATTATGGTCATGAGAATTGGAGTACTTATCTGGTTCTGAGTTCTTATGATTGTGCAACTGCTGGAGAACTAACTGGGGCTTACTTTTATGCAGTAGAACTAATAGCTTTACATATGGAGCTATATAAAAAGAATAGTTCTATCTTAGAAGTATTGCCGGAGGACGAACTCGAAGATTTGAAACTTTTGAAGAAGTATGATATTCTTGGAAGTGTGAGAGGAGAGATTTGATGAAATTTTTTGGAACTTATGGTTGTAGTGCAGCCAGTTCTGTTTATAATATTGCTATTGAAGCAAGAGATGCTCAGAGTGCGCTAAAGTTTTGTTATGATAGCGCTGTTGAGGACAGAGATAGCTATGAAGGACTTCATGGAGTCAAAACTTGGGGAGAAATTGCCGAGGATGAAGGATTTACTGTAGGGGAGATGTCTCAAGCAGAAACGGAGTATATTGATGACCTATATACCGAGTCTATTGAGAGCGATATTATTTATAATGTGGTTCCTTTTGATATAAATAATGAGGAGCATCTGGAGGTCCTAAAAGAACAAGAATGTGAATTTTGGCAGGCGTAGAAAGGAGGCTAAAATGGAACTTCAAAAGTTTCTAATGGAGCATAAAGACGATTGGGAGGAAATTCTAGATAGAGAACCTTATTGTCTAAAATGGAACAAGTGGAAAGGTTTTGTAAGTTTCAAGTATAACCAAATTCAATCTGATTTTTCTAATCCGATTGTCCGTGAAGCGCGAGGTGCAGTTTTCTTCGAAGATACTTGGGAGTGTGTGTCCAGGGCATTTGACAAGTTTTTTAACTATGGAGAGTCTAATGCCTCCGCAATTGATTGGACTACCGCACGAGTTATGGAAAAGATTGATGGGTCATTGATGCGTCTTTTCTACTGGAAAGACAAATGGTATCTAGTTACCAATTCTGGTATTGATGCCTATATGGCACCGACTGGTGATATCAATTATCCGACTTTTGGGAATATTTTTGAGGAAGGACTTCGGAATTTGGGATATAAGAATTTAGAGGATTTTTGTCGTAGTAATCGTCTTATGACTTTTAAGACCTATATGTTTGAACTAGTTAGTCCTTATACTCGAGTTGTAATTCCTTATAATAATATTGCTATTTATTATTTAGGTGAGAGAAATATGGAGTCTTATCAGGAGGACTATTATCCCAAAAATTTTCCTATGTTATCGCACCCTCGTATCTATAATTGTTCTAATCTCTCTGATTTGATTAGAATGGCACAAGAACTTCCTTGGGATAAAGAGGGCTATGTCGTATGTGATAAGAACTTCAATCGTATCAAAGTTAAATCCCCTCAATATGTCCTTGCCCACTATGCCCGCAATAATAATGTAATTACAGAGGAGCGTCTAATGGAAGTAATCCTAAAAGGAGAAATTGAAGAGTTTTCTTGCTATGCAAGTGAATATCTTCCCAAATTACAGGAACTTCAGAAGAAAAAATCTACTTTACAAGCAGAGGCTGAACTCCTTCGTTCTCTTCTCCAGTCCCAGTTCCATTTTACCTCCCGAAAGGAGTTCGCCTCCACTGTAAATAAAATTTCTAACCCAGTAATTCGCCAGTTTTGTTTTAGTGATAAGACTTGGGAAGATATGACTAAAAATTGGTCTGCAAAAAAGTGGGTTGAGAAATTGAAGTAAAAGATAAAACTAAAGGAGGATAAGTCTTATGAGACGTAGAAACTTAGTTCTCCTGTTGGCAATTATCTCATTTATCTGCCTGGGTTTTATTGCCCAGGCTAATTTTTTTATTACAAAAATTGATGCTATTGAAAGAGAAAAAACTAACTTGTCAGCAGAGAATACAGAACTTTCAGCAAGTATTACTGAAAAAGAGCAACAAATCCAAGAACTTGAGGAACGTAATCGCGCCTTAGAAGAAGAACTTCAAACTAAAATAGTTTATTTTGAGGAAGAAGAAATTCTAGTAAAACTTCTATGGTGTGAAGCAGGAAATCAGTCTTGGGAAGGGCAGGTATATACTTGTTCTGCTATTCTAAATTATTGTGAAAGAAATGATACCTCAATTTGGGATAGCGCGCATAATATAAATGCTTTCGAGCCCGCGCCGTACGTTGATGACGCTGAACCGACAGCGACACAATATGAGGTTATTTATTATGTATTGAATGGAGGAAGAATTCCTGATATTTGTTGGTTTAGAACTGGTCAATATCATGATTTTGGAACTCCCGTTGCGAAAGTTGGCGACCATTACTTTTCAAAGCCATAAGAAAAGACCCTACACCTTAGAAGTGTAGGGTCTACTTTTTACTTTGTCAGAAGATTCCAAAGGTCATCTATTGTTTTTAGAGGAATATCATTTCCATTTTCTGTTACAGTGCCTGGCTTCCAATTCTCTCCAAAGTTTAGTTCCCACATCCAATAACTAATCCAATCACACTTATCGTCAAACTGGGCCTTCAGGTACTTTGTAATTTCATTTTCAATCTCCATAACAGGACTATTTACAAAATCAATACCATAGTCTTTATATAAATTCCAAATATATTCACTATGGTTTTTTACTGCATTGATAAGTTCTGAAAAATTTTCTTTGGTCATAAATAATTCCTCGCTCTTTATAAATTCTTTATATATTTTATTATAGCAGAAAATTCGACTTTTTCAAATTTTCACTAAAAAGAGAGGAAATGATTTTCTTTTCTAAAAACTTGAAAAGAGATTGAATAGTTTTTACTTATAATTTGAGAAATAAACTTAGGAGGGAATACTATGCAATTACTTGACGGGCGGACCGATGCCTTTCAATGGGATAAAGATATTTATAAGTGTATATCATTTATGAATTGAACTTTCTATATCCCATAAGTTCCATTTCTACTTAAATACAGAGAAGACATTTCTCTTACTTGTTATAAAATAGGAGGAAGAAGATGGATAATTATATCCTTGCCCAATCATGGGCGCGAGCAAACGTGCAAGACAGATTATGGTATTGTATGACGGATGCTGATAAGACTGCACTAGCTCAAAATGAGAAGATTACCTTTGGAGATAAAGTTTATGTCATTTCCACAAAACAAATCTTTATTATGGGAAATGATGGAAAATGGTATGAGATGTGAGGTGATAAGAGATGAGTTTTGATGCTATGACTTTAGCTCTTGCGAAATCGTATACTAATCAGCATAGTGGAGGCGGAGGACAAGTCCAGCCAGACTGGAACCAAAACGATAGTACGGCAGCAGACTATGTGAAGAATAGACCGTTCTATACTGGCGCCCCTGTTGAAACTGTTTTTGTTGAAGAGAGTACCGTATCATTTGCCGACGGAGGCGGCTTATATATGGGGCGACTTGAATCAACGTTTTCGCCTACAGTTGGAGAGACTTACAAAGTATCTTGGGATGGTATTGATTATGAATGCACCTGTATAGAATCCAATAGTATCCTCTTGTTAGGAAATACTAATATCCTATTTGGTGTGCCTGATCCTGATGGCGAGCCATTTGTAATTGGCGCACCCAATGGCGTGGAATTAATGATTGCAACATTAGATACTTCTGCTTCTCACACAGTTTCTATCAGCGGATTTGTTCAAGAAGTAGTAAAGATTGATGAGAAGTATCTTCCAGAGAACTTAGCCACTAAGTCGGATGTCGATAATTGTATTAAAACCGTAAATGGAACAGAGCCAGATGCGAGCGGAAATGTGGAAGTACAGACAATTAGCGAAGATGCCCTTTCAACAAATCAATATGGTACTGTAATAATAGTTAAAAATGGCGTTGTGTTCAAAAATAGGTTAGGTCAATATACTCAGATGCCTATCGGCGAGTCCAATGCCGCATTTCTTGTGAAAGAAGGTAAAACAAGCAATGTTAGGGACACAATATTTGCATTTGCCGTGGCTACTGATCCAAGCAACGCTATTAGTGCCGATCAAATACTCCTGTCGAGAAATGGGATCGATTTTAATAGCGAAAACGTGGTAATAAGGAGTTTCAAACCGGGCAATAATTCAGTTGACGTTATACAATTAAATAGCAGCACATCACGTGGCGTTATGGTTGAAATCACAAAAAATGCGTGTTTTGTGTTGCCATCTTCCACCTCCGGAAGCACTAAGAAATTCAGAATCACCGTAGACGACAGCGGCACACTCAAGGCAACAGAGGTAACCTCCACATAAACAATCTAACTAAAAAATACTTTCAACCCAAAAAAAGCGGCATGATTTTTTTATAGTAAGAGGTGAATGCAATGCCTGAAATAAATATCATGATAAAAAACAAAATTGCTACAAAGTCAAATAATGTGACTTATATATGTGATAACAGTGATTATGTCATTAATTTTGATTTTGATGATGAGTGGGACGCTTATGACACAAAAACAGCACGATTTGCCTATGGTGGACAGTATACGGATATTATTTTTGTCGGTAATCGGTGTAATGTCCCCGTTATCACAAATACATATGCTTTCCATATTGGTGTTTTCGCCGGGGATCTACACACGACTACACCAGTACGTGTGCCTTGTCGCAAATCCATCCTTTCTAGTGCTAGCATCCATGTCGATCCCACGCCAGACGTATACGATCAGCTGATGGAGCTTATCAAGGGGCTGGGTGGCGTAGCCCCGGATGACATCGCCAAGGCGGTTGCTGATTATCTGACCGCGCATCCGATCGAAGAAACCGACCCGACTGTCTCGGAGTGGGCAAAGGCTAAGACCAAGCCAACATACTCCGCTGCAGAGGTTGGAGCCATCTCACAGGACGATTTGCAAGCGGCTACAAATGAAGTACTGGCACAGGCAAAAGCAAGTGGAGAGTTTGACGGCGCTAACGGTGCTCCCGGTAAAGATGGTACAGACGGCAAAACCGCCTACCAGTACGCCGTAGATGGTGGTTATACCGGCACAGAAGCGGAGTTTGCCTCCAAGCTGGCACAGGAGAAGTTTGCAAACCCCAACGCACTGACCTTTACCGGGGCCATGACCGGCAGCTATGACGGCTCAATGGCTGTAAGCGTGGAGATTCCGAGCGCCGCGACGGATGACCACATCAACAGTCTCATCGACGCGAAGTTGGGGGTGATTGAGAATGGCTCTTACTGATAAGCTGACGGCCATTGCCGATGCTATCCGCTCAAAAGGCGGCACGACTGACCAGCTCACGCTTGCAGGTATGGTTGATGCTATCAATGCAATTCAGACCGGCGGCGGCTCTGGCGGGGGTCAAGCCTTTCAGTGTGGAACGGTTGTTTCTGCGGATGGCACTAACCTAGTTGTTCCATGTACATTGGACAATATTCTGATTGTCAGAAATTTCCCACCTAATCGTTCAAATGTGGCATATTTGTTAAACGCAAATTTGCTCGTTGCAGACGGAATGAAAATTCAGCTTGTAAGTAGTAGCAGCAACTCGAACATCATAAATATAGGTGTTGAAACGTTCTTAATAACAAAAGAAAACGGACAAACCACGTTTACTCAAACAAAATCAAAAGAATTTGCCGGTGAATACTGCTATATCGCATGGGATAACGCAGAATGAGAAACGTATTTTCACAGGGGAAGGGAATATATGAGATATTTTTCACTGCATAACGGCGTTGAATTATTCCCTACATGGGTAGTCGGCAAAGCATACGCATTCAACGACAGAACGCAGTATAACGGCACGCTGTATAAGTGCGTACAGGCGCACACATCACAGACGAACTGGACGCCGGACGCGATACCTGCGCTGTGGGCCGTAGTCAGCATTGACGAGTATCCCGAATGAGTACGGCCTGCAGGTGCGCATGATGCCTATAAGCATCGAATTTTGCAGGACTACATTGTTCTAATCGTGGAAACTACATACTAAAAGCAAACTTCCATTATCTATAATAGTAGTGATGGGAAATACTACTTATGGAGGTAAAATAATGATGCATGAGGAAATTTTAACATGAATAGTTCTATTCAATTAAAGCGAACTACAAAAATAATAGCTAATAATAGTAAAGAAGTTCTAAAAGATGGAGAACTTCTAATTGTTAGAGATGGAAACAATCCTCCTAATTTGCGTGCGGGAGATGGCGCCACTCAAATCAAGAACCTAAAAGATATAGTTCCAGGAGCAGCCTCCACTTCAACTGCGGGTCTTATGAGTGCTTCTGACAAAACAAAGTTAGATGGCATTGCCACTGGCGCCAATAAAACTATTGTTGACTCCGCATTATCTTCAACTTCTACAAATCCTGTTCAGAACAAAGTCGTAAATAGCGAATTAGGTAAAAAGTTATCTCTCTCCGGTGGAACTATGACAGGCGCACTAACTACGAAGGGCATCAAGCTAACTTCGGGAACAGATTATGGCGCTACTTTACCCAGCAATCCAGCAACCAACCAATTATTCTTCCAGACAGCTGGGACTAACTTTGTCTTGGATAATGTCTATCCAATTGGTTCTATTTATATGAATGTAAATAGTACAAATCCTGGGACACTCTTTGGAGGAACTTGGGAGCAGATTCAAGGCAAGTTCTTACTTGGAATGAGTAGTAGTTATCCTGCGGGAAGCCAGGGCGGTGAGGCCAGCCACACCCTGACGACAGAGGAGATGCCCAGCCACAGACACAATCCGGCCAATGAAGCAGGATACTACGGCTTTATCACCAACAGCCAGAAGGCGTTCAGCATAGGCGACATGGGATCGCAGAGCGGAAGCGGAAGATATTACCCTTATGCATCGGCGGTGTTTGATATTAGCCGTAATACTCTGACGGGTACTACCGGCGGGGGAAAGTCTCACAACAATATGCCTCCTTATCTAAGTATATATATTTGGAAGAGAACTGCATAAGGGGTGAGTAAATGGCTTATTTTGATGGTCCAAAATCCTCAAAAAATTGGTACGCAAGGCTTGAATATTCATATAGTCAATCAGCTTCAGGTACTACAATTACTTTGACTCTAAAAGTATATGATGCAACAGGATACTCCTATAATGAAGATACAAATAGTGCTTATTACGTTATTCAAGGACAAAAAGTTTATAAAACGTATAATTTTAGCTCGGCTGGTTGGTATACTATTGGAAGTAAAACTGTAAAAGTAACCAATACTTCTGCTACTTCACTCAATGTATCAGCTATGTGGTGTTCTGATAATGAGACTACTTATACTCCATATTCTCTTTCGGTATCAGGAACAATAACCTTCCCTCAAATTGCTCCGCCTTCTCCAAGCGTAAATATTATATCTGTTCAGCATATTCCAGAATTCATAGCTGGTTATGATGGTGATAAATTTACGCTAACTTGTAATCCATCAGGAGGAACTGGATATACCTATAAATGGTATAAAGGAACTACTGTTGTTGGAACTTCTAAAAGTTTGACCGGAACACTTTCCCATAGTGACTATGACAATACCTATGCTTATTGTGTTGTTAGTGATTCAACAGGAGGCAAAGCAACAACTAATAAGTGTGAGTTTAGAGTGGGAACTTCTGCCAGTCAAACACAAGTTTCAACTAAGCATACTGAACCAGCTAAAATTTATAACGGGAGCGGGAACAGGTTTTTATATGCAATTCCGTTCATCTATAAAAGTGGATGGAAGTATAGTTCTTGGAATGTAACAACATAAATATAGCTATTGCAAATAGTAAATTAATAATTATCTTCAAATAAAAGGAGGACTCAAAATGTCTAAGAAAGTATTTCTAAGTCCCTCAAACCAGTATGATAATCACTATGCCTACGGCAACACTACCGAGGCCGTTCAGTGTGGTAAGATTGCAGAGGCTTGTAAGGCAGCCCTAATCCGCAATGGTGTTGACGTTATGCTAATGCACGACGAGTCAATGCAGGAGAAATGCCAAAAGTCTAACGCTTTTGGTGCTGACCTTCATGTACCTATTCACACTAACGCCTATAATGGTCGGGTAATGGGCACTCGTATGTTTTATTATGCTGATGGGGGAGAGGGCCACAAAGCCTGTAAGGCAATTTTTAGTGTGCTCGCGCCAGTTACGCCAGGTACCAGTGAGAGTATCCGTGCAGATAGTAGTCTTTATGAAGTAAGAGTACCTAGTGCGCCCACCGCTTATTGTGAGTGTGAATTTCATGATACAATAGAGGGAGCTAAGTTTATTGTTGAGAATACTACTCTAATTGGTGAATCTATTGCTCACGGTATTTGTAATTACTTTGGGATTTCTTTTAAGGAAGCTGGAAGCAAACCCCAACCTGCTCCAACTCCTCAACCCAAACCTGAATCTAAGGAGGAATATATTGAAATGGAACTACGTATGTTAAAGAAGGGTATGGAAGGTAATGATGTTCGTGCAGCCATGCTACTGATGAAGGATAAGGGATATTATCCTTATGATATTTGGAGTGGCGACAAGCTCTTTGGCCCCAAGATGGAAGAGGGACTACTTCGTATGCAAAAAGAGAATGGTCTTGGCGCGGATGGCCTACTAGGTAAGGCTAGCTGGACCTATCTACTAAAGTAACATATAAATTTCCCATAGGGTCCGCGCCCTATGGGATTTTTTATTTGAAATTTTTCTAAATTTTTGATATAATATATATAGAAAAAAGGGGAGATAGATATTAGTGCTGAAAGGAGAAAGGTAAATGAGAGACATACCAGCAACACAATTTGGTCTTTTTACTGTAGTAATAGAAGATTATATTGAAGGCCATGAAAAACTGTTTCAAACTTTTTCCGATGCTTTTGATTATATTTCTAAGTATGCTAAAGGTGCTGAAATCTTTGAAGTTAAATCAGATAGTTTTAGAGTGGTTTATACTTTTGTTTCTCACAAAACAAAATATCATATTAAATTTGCAACGGCGACTATTCGCGCATATTTATTTACTTATGATGATAATAAGCCCTTAATTACTCATGATTATATGTGGACATATGATGAAAATAATGGAAAAGCAGGACAGTTACAATAGGCGCGTGTTAAAGGAATGGAGATAAAGGAAGAATGAATGTTTTTGACATGACAAAGGAAGATTTTGAAAAAGTGCCAAAAAGAGGCGGATGGTCAAGAGATATTGGAGAATTTAGTGCGTTGGTTATTATCCCGCAGGACTATGCACATGACAGTGGCTGGATGTGCATGGATTTTGTTGCGGTTAGCAAAGAAGGCGAGCCGATTTGTAGACTTTCCGGCTGTTCTGACGTGTTGAACCTTGATGGAATTGGTGGACGTGGAAATTGGAGAGTCGGCAAATTGTCAAACCATATCGAGCCGAAAGGTTGGAGTATTGACTGTCTTCCTTGCGGCTATTTGCGGTTGTTTAGTCGTAGTACAATGACCGCAGGACCAGCACTAAGCAGTTTTGAAATTTATGCAAAATAAAGGAGCATAACAATGGATGTTAGGGAAAAGTTGGTGGAGTTACCTATTGAGGACGCACTTCTTGTCCTGCGAGAAGAACATCGACAGCGGACAGAGAGTTATACCACATATTTGGCGCACGGTGGAAAGGGTGATCCTGCCGAAGAAGTAGGTCTTGATGCTTTGGCGATGGCAATTTCTGCGCTTGAAAAGACAAAGTGGATTTCGGTTGATGATAGGTTGCCAGAAGAAGACGGGGGTTATCTCGTAGTCATCAATTACTTTGGTAATCACCAAAGTATCAATGTCCGTTCTTTTGCTAAAGCTGGCGAGACGGTTAATGAATACGACTTAGCTGGAGAAAAAAATGTGTGGTACCGCTACGATAGCGAATATGGATATGTTTCAACTGACTCTGTCACACACTGGATGCCACTTCCCAATCCGCCGAAAGGAGAATGATTAAATATGGTTGAAAATGTTTGTGTTACTGTGAGCAATTACGCAACAGAAGCATTGCAAGACACCTTGAATTTCTATGGGAAAGAAGGTTTTTCTTTGGTTTCAACTCAAATTGCCTCGAATATATATGGGTGCCAAGTGATGTATTTGTTCTTTGTTCGGCACACTGGAGAAAATCAGCAATCGCAGAAAGGAGAATAATAATGATTTGTGATGATTGTCTGCTGAAGGACTATTGCTACTGGAACAGCAAAGTTGATTTCATTGGTTGTGAGATGAAGCGAACCAGTAATACTGATATCTGTGTAGCTTGCGGGGCTCCTATTCCAGAAGGAACTCAGGTTTGTGGGAAATGTGGAGGACGTAATGAGTAAGCAAAAAATAACGAGTCCCTTTTATGGACTTTTTCGAGGTTGTCTTCGATTCAAAATTAGAGACATAAAGTATATTCCTTCTCGTCTTTATTATTTCTTCAAACATGGATTTTCTCAGACAGCGCGATGGTCATTCGATAGTTATTTTATTGAGATGATGAAACAGATTTTGGTAGAGTTTAGGGATAGTAGCTGGGGCTACCCTATTCTCAATGCGGACCTAACTGATGAAGAAAATCAGCGAGAATGGCACCGAATTCTCAATCGAATGTTAACGCTTCTCAATTTTATGGATAAAGATGATAAGATGTATGATAATATAAGTTTTGAGGAACAGTGCGCAATGATGGATAATGCGAAAGAAGAATTTTTCGACCTATTTTGTAAAAACTTTTATCACTTTTGGGACTAAGGAGAACGGAAAATGAGTGAGATAACTTTTGATAAGACCGACTACGAATCCGAAAAAGAAATGTGGGAGGACATTACCTCTCTAATAAAAATTTTGACGCACGCTGGGTATGTAATGAAATTTTGGTGTGATGAAAAATCTCTTGGAATTTATTGTTTGGAATTTGACTATGCCGACCCTGCGCTGGCTAAGAAAGAATTGATATGGGAGGATAATGAGTAATGGCTAAGGTGTATAAGCTGACTTTTTATGCCGTAGACCCCAATGACTACTATGATAATGCTTTTCATCTGTTTTCCCAAATGACTGGTAGAGAAAATCGGAGTGGAGTTTTCTTCAAGGCAAAAAGAAGTGAGCTTATAACTTCGGAAGAGTTCCAATGGAAGGATTCCTGCCCACTAAACTACTCTGATGCTTCTCAGGAAGATTTTGAACAGTATTTTCAGAAGAGAACTTGAAAATTTTCTAAATATAGGATATAATATATATAGAAAATGAGAAAGGGGATTTGAGTATGCTGAGAGTGAGACAGGTTTGGGTTTTAAGTTATCATATTGCTGGTACTGTTGAAGTATATGAAGATTATGATGAGGCAAAACAGGCAGGAATCAATTATATTACATATATTGGAGACGATTATAGCTGGGACACTGATAAAATCAATGACGAGATTTCTGAATTTAATCGTTCTGGCTATTGTGAAACAGTATCGCTTCAACTTTGTGGAGTAAAGGAGGCACGCCAGTAATGTCCTATACTCGTTCCAAATATAGTAAGGAGCTAACTCAGCGCTGGACTGCAAAGGCAATGATTGTGCTAGCAGAAGCGCAGAGAGATATGACCAGTAAAGAAATTCAGCAAGGCGATTTAGATTTGGTTGATGTTACTCCTCAAAAGATGGCTCGAATTTTGAACGAGCTAGTTGATAAGGGTCTTGTGGTAAAGAGCAAGGGTAAGTCGGGCCTTATGCATTATAAGGCGATGGGAACAATTCTCAAAGAAGGCTACGTGCCTGCCGAGATGGTTTATTGAGAAAGGAGAAGTCAAATGGTTCGTTATAAAGTAACCTATTGGGATGGCGATGAAAAAAAGGAGCGCACTTTCAAAGGTTGGGCGAATGGTTCAACTTTCGCAGAGGGCGCGCAGGTCGTCGAGAAGTATTATGGTAACGATATTATAAATATGACTATGGCGCTCTATGATAATTATGAGGATGAATTGGTTGAGGATGGGTATTTTGAAGGCTTTGGTAGCAACCAGGAGGATATTTGATGACGCTTCAAGAATTTTTCGATACTGACTACTTCAAGTCTCTTGTGTTTGAGGCTAATTGCTATCGCGCACTTGAACGGGGTGGAGTAGATAATTGGAATTGGTACGGTTATAGTTATGAAGACTATTGCAATGACCTTGGTGCTGATTCCATTGATGAGATTGCTGACCAGGAAATTCGAACCACAAAGGCGGTGTATAAGAATGACTAAGCAAGAAGCTATTATTGGAGTTTTGGAGAGACTTAGTTGCCAGACAGCAGAACGAATTGCTGGAATGGCAATGCAAATGTATCAATTCAAGGTAAGTCCCGCGCAGGTTTCGGGCACAATGCGCGCGATGGTTGCAAGAGGTCAGGCAAGTTCCTCAAAGAACGAGCATGGAAAAACAGTTTATTGGTTGAATAAGGAGAAGTAAGATAGATGAATACTAAGTTGATTTGCGATACTTTAGAGTATTGTGCGAGTAGAAAAGAGTGTCAGTTTTGCCCTTGCGGTGGTTCGTTGGAGGAGTGTAATACTGCTCTGCTTGAGGGAGCCCGCCAGCTACGCAGTCTGCAAGCAACTATTAAGAGTCTCCTAAAGGCAACTGAACATCATCGGCAGATGAATGGAGTTCTTCTAAAGGCAGTAGATGAACTCACAGAGGCAAGCGCATTTGGAGAAATCTAAGATGGAAGAAATTGGAAGAGACCTTTTGAGATATGGGCGTTTGGTAATTTCTAAGGAGCTTTTTGATAGTGATGGGACGCCTATTAGAGTTAGAATTTTTTACCATAGCGACCAGTATTGGTATACCGAGATGAAGAACGGAAAGTTTATCGATATTTATGGACTAAAAAACAAAGAAAGGATTAGAAGGTATGAAGAAGATTGTTAGTATGGTCCTGACGCTTATGATGATTGTAGTTATGGTAGGTTGTGGTTCAAAGGAAACTACTGAAGTCGCGCCTCCTCCTGAGACAGATACTACCGCCGTAATGGTACAGAAGTGCGATGAGCTTTTGGAAGAGACTTACGAAGAACGAGTTCTAACTGCAATTGCTGATGGTAGATATCAAGTAGTAATTCTCGAACCTGGACTAACTACTGAAACAATTTATCTTATTGGGCTAGATGAGGGATATAATGATTTGAGCATTGCTTGTAAAGAAGCTGTTGGTATGGATGCGGTAGTTGGAATTTGTGATGCTACTGGAACTTTGATTTATGTAAGTTTGAATGGCGTGGATGTGACGGGTAGTATTCAGTAAGGGAGAGGACAGGGCGCGAGTCCTGTCTTTTCTTTTTAGCATTTTAGCTCATTTTTTAGGACAAACGGCTGAGTGGGCTTACTTATAATTGGGAGGTGAAAGAATGAAACCTATGTATACTAATCCCGCGCGAACTTATTTGACCGATGAACAAAAGGAAAAGTTGGTAAAGTTCGCGCAAGAAAATGGTATGAAAGTTAGTGATATTTTGAGGGAAGCTCTGGAAGAGTTTTTTGAGAAGCATAGTAAATAAAAGAGGAGAGTTCAATGGCTTATATTGTTTATAATAAAAAAATGGCCCTTTATCTACGAGAAAAAGGCTTTAGAATAATAAATACGGCCCCAAATAGGAACAAGCCTTTTTTCGATGTATACTTTTTTGAAGATAACGAAAATCTTCAAAAAGAAATTCAAATTTATAAATCTAATTACATTCAACAGGAGAAACATAATGGAGAAAAGACAGCTTTTGACAGGTGAAATACCATATGTCTATGGACAAGTTTATAATAAAGTCTTGGAAGTAATAAGGGATTGCTATAATTCTGGAAGAGAAGAACTGGCGAATCAGTTGGCTATTTCAGCAATTGAATATTCTTTGACAGGAACTTATAGCTTTGCTGATATTCCAGAAGTAAGAATGTGCATGACTTTTTTAAGTCCAGCGATAGATAAAAGTCATGAGAGATATGAAATAAAAAAGGAAATAACAGAGATTGATAACTCTTTGAAATTTGAAGAAGTTTCTAATTATCTAAAAGAGGGATTGACGCAATCTCAAATCGCTCAGAATATGATGGTAGCTCAAAGTACCGTAAGTAAATGGATAAACATTATGAGAAAACAGTATCCTCACTTACTAAAAGGAACAAAATATGAAAAGAAGGAATAATATTCCAAAAATATTCCAGTATTCGGAATATTCTATTCCTTATCGGAATATTCCGGAATATGCTTGTAAATAAAGAATAAAGAAGAAATAAGAAAAAAGATAGAATAAAGAAATGATAAAACGCAGATTGCGTTTTATTACAAAAAATCTAATGTAAAAGTTAGTTTTTATTATTTTTAGAGCGGTTTGCGCGGTGGGCAAAACTGGACAAGACATGAATCCAGAAGGAGGAAACGCAAATGATTGATGAAAACCAAAAAGAAATTTTAGATAATTTTTATAATATAAATTTGAAAGATGATAAAGTAAAAAATCTAATCGGAAGCTTGGGATTATGGGAGCTAAGAATTTTATATTACTTTTGGATGGGTAATTACAATAAATCTCCACAAGCAATTTTAGATTATTATAATATAACAACTGATAGTAGAACCAGTGTTCGTCGAGGATTAGAAGCATTAGAAAGTAAAGGGCTTTTGAGGAAGGATACCTCTCTAATCCCTGAAAACAATGAAAAATATAGTGTTTATATTCATACTTTTCCTAATGGAAAAAGATATGTCGGACGAAGCAAGAATCCTCTAACTCGATGGAATAATGGTCGTGGATATATGACTAATGAAGCGATGTATAAAGATATAGAAAAATATGGATGGGATAATATTGAACATTCTATTATTGCAGAGAACCTAACTTTAGAAGAGGCAAATAGATTAGAACGTAATATTATTGATTGTTATAATTTAGTTGAGGAAGGTTATAATCGAAGATAACTAAAATTGCCCTTTCTCTTATTCCACCGGAAAAAATAAATTTGAAATTTTCCCAAAAAAGCTATATAATATATATAGAAAGTGAGAGAGAAAGGAGTTTCAAAATGATTAAGGCTATTATTCTCGATGATGGATATCACTCCAAAGATGTGATAGTAAAGTTTGGGAAGAACTATAAATCTGTTTCTCTTGTGTATTTTCTGAATTCGCTCTGTAGGAGTCATCTCTCTGATTATGAGGTAAAGACGGCTCACTTTGAGGATATTGAGAATGATGTGGTAGTAGTAGGGTGGTTTGAAACTCTAAGTAATATGAGTCTTCACGCGTCTGCTATTCAGTCTTGTGAGGAGTTTGAGAGTCTTTGGAAGTCTGACGAAGTTGTAGATGGAATTGACCTGTATTGAGAAAGGAGAACTTATTATGAAGTATAACTATTTTGATGTTCCTACTCAGGTAAAGTTTTGGGACTATGACAGCGGAAACTATCTTGGTGGTATCGCCTATCGGGACGAGATTATCTGTGGATGTTGTGGAGGTATCTTCAATATTAACGAAATCTATGAGTCCGCGCCGGATATGCTTAAGGAAGACCCCATTGTTATCCCTGATAGATGGGTAGATATTAGCAATGAGATTTGCGGAGATAATAACTAATGAAAAAGATTTTCTATACCTACAAAATCCATGGAATGATTGAAGTTCCCGATGACGCAATTGAAGAAGAAGTTGAGCACTTAATTTTTTCTGGACTAAGTGATGGGTATATTTGCGATGGAACTTTGGATTGGGAAGAGATTAATAGAGAGGAGAACTAAAATGGTAGATACTCAAAAAGTTCGTAGTGCTTGGCTTCATAAGACGGATTTTTGTGCCGAGGACTGGGCACGACTTCTCGATATATTTGATGTAGATGAGGATATTCGAGACCGAACTTTTGCGATTGACGTATGGGATGCGCAAGCCATTACGAAACCGGCGCGAGAGGAGGATTATTGATGTATCTTTGGGTTGATGATATTAGAACTCCGCCTTGCAACGATTGGCTGTGGGCGCGCTCTGTAAGCGAAGCCATCACAGCTATCAAGTCCTATGAGAGAAGCTTCGCTACTGACACTATCTATATTAGTCTTGACCATGATGCGGGCGACTTTGAGGTAGATGGAGGAGACTACATTCGCGTTTTGGACTGGCTTGAGCAGGCAGGAATTGTAGATACTGGGTATTTTTTCCATCTTCATACAATGAATCCTGTGGGAAGAGAAAACATGGAGAGAATTATTAGAAAGAATGGATGGAGGTTGGTGAAGTAATGATTGAAAGTCTATATAAGCCGTTCCAAAAGTGGAGTGAAAAGGGTGCAGTTTGGATTTTTAGCGACCCACATTTCGATGATGAGGACCTTGTAAATGCATATGACGATCGGCCCCCTGCGGATGAGCTGGTGCGCCGTATTAACTCCAAAGTTGGGAAGTGTGATACGCTTATTTGCCTTGGCGATGTCGGCGCGCTCTCTTATGTTCCTTTCTTGAGGGGATATAAGGTTTTGGTTATGGGCAATCATGATTCTGGCGCATCTAACTATCAGCGTCATATTTTCAAGCAGAAGTTCGATAAGGGCCTGTTCCAGAAGCACGAAGCATTAGCTGAAATGAAGCGCCTCTATCCTAATTGTGCCTACTCCATTATTGATAGTTATGATTCCCTTGACAATTCTCCTTGTTGGGAGGTTAGCGCTGATAACCGACTCTTTGACGAAGTGTATGAGGGTCCCGTTATGATTTCTCCGAAGCTTATGTTGTCTCATGAGCCTATTGGTTGCGCTGGTTGGGCTTCCAATCTCCATGGTCATATCCATGCGCGCAGTCATAAGAATGACGAATGCCACTATAATGTTTGCGCTGATTGCCATAACTATCTTCCTTTGAATCTAAATCAGTTTTTGAAGTCAGGAGCTCTTTCCAAGATTTCTTCTATCCATCGTCAGACCATTGACGAGGCTACCGCGCGGTGTAAGAAGCGAGGTTATCGTCTAACTACTCCCAAAAATAAGTAAAAGAAACGACTACGCAGATGCCTGCGTAGTCTATTTTTATAATTTGAAATTTTCCTATATTTATAGTATACTATATATAGAAAGTAAGAAAGGAAGATAAAATATGACTCGTTATCATTACATCAAGAAGGCTATGTATCTCCAGTATCGGCTGGCAATGCTCCCTACTACTACGAACCCTCATTACGAGACTTCCTATGCTAAGTTGAACTCCAGAGTTCCTCACCCTCCGTTCGTAAACGGCGCGCAGACCTATCAGGAGAGTTGGGATCTCATCTGTAAAGCATTGAGAAGTATTGAGGGTTTGGAGGATTTGAAGTAAGAAAGGAGAATTTCGATGAACGAAACTGTAAAGATTTGGCTGGAGAACCTTATCAATAAAGAGATTGATGATGTTCTGGATGATATCGAGACTAGAAAGACTTGGTGTCTTGGAATTGGTGATAAGGAAGCTCTTCAAACACAATTAGATAATCTATGCTTGGATAATGATTATCTTACTGCGCTAAAGATTCTCAAGAATCGTATCGAGAGAGAAGACCTCTAATTCCATCGGAAAATCTTCACGAGAAGCCTCGATAGAGTTCAGAGAGATTAGATGTTCAGAAGAAAGATAACAATTAGAGTCTGGAAGAGAAATCAAAAACTCTAATTCATTAAAGAATAGAGGAGAGATTCATTTGAATACTATTTTGTTTTGTGTTTTGGTGGCGATTGGTTTTTTTGCTTTTGTTTTTCTCGGATGGTCATTCTGTAATTGGATTGATGGCTATAAGGATGCTGGTGTGAGGATGTCTTTTGGAGAGTTCCGACGAATTTATGAGCTCGCGCCGAGTAAGTGGGATAGGTGTAGTGATTATACATATCGTCGGAGAGAGTGGATTTTTAATTATGAGAATAGAGAAGAGGCTGGAACTTATATTTCTACGAGTATTGTGATGAAAACACTTTTTGACTTTTGGAGACTTCTTCTTTGGCAAAAAGAAATCACTCGAAAGAGTCAACGAGAAAAGCGCTTCAAGAAAGAGAAGGCCTCCCTTAAAAGTTTGAGTATTATGATTGAAAAAGATGTAGATAATATTCGTAAAAAATTAGAAGAGGAAGAACAAAAAGCCGAGAAGCTTCGACAGGAAATTGTTGATAGATTAGGAGGTAATAAGTAATGGCTATATTCATCGTAAGTGACCTCCATCTTGGGCATTCGAAAGATTTTATCTACGGCGCGCGAGGTTTCGAAAATGTTGAAGATATGAATGAGACTATTATTCGTAAGTGGAATGAGATTGTGGATTACGAGGATGACGTATATGTATTGGGAGACTTGGTGATGGGGCCGGAGGTAAATCTTCAAATGCTTCGGAGATTGAAAGGACGGCTTCATATCGTAAGGGGAAACCACGATACGGATACTCGTTGGGGCTTTTGTCAGTGGCTTCCAAATGTAGTAGAGGCGAATAATAGTCTCTATCTTTATTATGGTGGCTATAAGTTTTATTTGACTCACTATCCGACGATTACAACGCGCGCTGATACTGGGAAGCCATTGAAGAAATGTTTGGTGAATTTGTGCGGGCATACTCACACAAAAGATCCCTTTGAAGATTGGGGACTTGGAATGATTTACCATTGCGAGATAGATGCGCATGATTGCGCGCCTGTTCGGATTGAAGATATTATTATGGATTTGAAACAAAAGATGGAGGAATAATAAATGGCAAATATAAAGTTCGAGATTGATGGGAAGATTTATGATTTTGCTCCCGATAGTTTTGTAATTGATAATGAGGGGAATATTATTCTAAAGTCGAAGCCATCGGCGAAGAGGAGAAATCCTTTTTATATGGTCAAAGAGGGAGAAAGTTTTTATTTTATTGGTGGTAATGGAGATGTAATGACGCTCAAAGAGAATTCTTTGTGTTTCACTGGGAAATATCATAATTGCGCTAATTACTGTACTGATGCAGAGCTTCTTCGACGGCGCGCTCTCTACGAAAAGCTTGAACGGTGTTTGTGGCGTTTTTCTATGGAGAATGGTGGAAGTGGAGATTTTTATCCTGTTTTACATAAATCGACTCGTACTTGGAGTATAGCAAATACTCCTGTCCAAAGATTCGGGCCTTCTTTCAAGACTCGTGAAGCTTGCCAGGGGGCAATAGATGAAGTAATAAAGCCGATGTTAGATGGGATTGCTGAGGAGGAAGTCTTTTCGTGGAGAGGAGTCTAAGATAGATAACAAGACTTGATTGCGCAAAAGTATGAGGATATGCCTAAGAAAAGACCTACTTCGGATTGAGGTAGGTCTTTTTTCAAAAGTCTTGAGTTATAATTAGGTCTAGTTGGCGCGAGAGCCATTCAGGAGATATAAGGGAGGAGTCTGTGTCCCAGATTAGGAGTAAAGGAATATTATGGTAGGAAGCATAGTTATCTTTTATAGTATTGACTTGTCGTAGGCGTTGGGGATTAGGAACGTGCGAAATATCATGGTATCGTTCTTCAACTAAAACAACAGACCCGCGCCAAGTAAGCCTCAGCTTCCATAGCAATGGATACCCCAAAGGAGACAAGCAATCTCGATAGGATACATTCAAAGAGTAGGGGATTTTTAGTTCCTCCAAAGTCGTAGTAATTTTTTTCATTAGTTTTGATTGTTTCATAAAGCCTCCAAAATTTAGTGTTCAAAATTTTATAGAAAGAATAGCTGGAATTTACTTTCCTATTGAAGAGTAAAGGGGAGGAGTAATTATAATAAGTAAAAATTTTGGGAAAATTTTTTGGGTACGCTTTGAGCGTACTTATTTTTTTGGGAAAAAATTTTGAGAAAAAAGGCGTACATATTATGTGTACATATAGAGGGGAGAGTAGTAGGGAGTAGAAAGAGAGGGAGTAAGAGTAAGAGTGTACGAGTAAAGGTGTACTTATAAAGGAGGGAGATAAGAGGGGTATGAATAGAGGGGGTAAGTAAAAGGGGCGTAAGAATAGAAGTAAGAATAATGCGTACACATTAGGTGTACTTATAGAGCGTATAAGTCTTTTGT